TTTTAAGCTGTCCCGTCTGAGTGTAGAGGTAAAAAACAGTTCTTTCTTGTCTGTGTTTAGTGGACCTTTTGTCTGTGTTTAGATGACCTTTTTGTTTTTCCTTGTCTGTGTTTAGTGGACCTTCATATAATGAAAACACGTGCGCGATTCAAACCACCCTCCCCCTATGAGCCGCTCATAGAGAGTGTTTGCCGCTTTTAGAGGGGTCTCATACGGTAGGGTACTAAACCAGCCCATTACATAGACAAATACGCTCAGCTACATGATCAATGACGCTCAGCGGCCTCTATAACGTAAGGCGGCTGAGAATACAAAAATGCATACTTTCATAGCACATGTAACGATATGATATTACTGGAGATTTATGCATAGTGACATAACATAATATACCGAGATCACAGCGCACCACAAAATGACACCACTTAAGCCATTGAAATCATTCAGCATTCACCTTATCATTATAATTTATATCCAAAAATGTCACCGAAAAGTACCATTTTGACACCGCCGACACACTGTATTTCATATAACTGAACAAGGTGACAATTTTTGCCTATATATATGTGATTTTGCAGGGGAAAAACTTTTTTATTTTCTTTCAACGCATACGTTAGACCACGAAATCCTGCCGACATCATTTTCCTACAATCAACACTGGCATGGAAACTGCAACGTTGCCGCTTCGATTCGGTTATTTTAAAACCACACAAGGAGGACATTATGTCAGAAAACACGGAAAACAGTCAAGCGTTACTAGAGTTACTCAAAAGCGTTAACGACAAAGAAGCCTTACAGCGTATAGCTAGTGCAGCAGCGTTAGGCTTTGTTAAAGCTGGAGGACGCTTAACAGAAGTAAACGCTGCGACTAAAGAAGTCATGGACAGCAATACTACTACGAGAGCGTTCATAGAGAATTACAAGGGCGACCCATATCTCAAGATATATCGCGTTGACAAGACAAGTAATCAAAAAATGGCAGAGTACCCGGAGCTGCGCGGTAAGGCAAGCTGGTCAAAAAATACATGCAAGTTATTACTTAAGCATGCCGATGACATAAAAGCGTTTGCCAATAGTTAGTAACATTCACCCCATGAATGTAAATGGGGCAGGTATAACATAAACGTTCTCCAGTTTATTAAAATTAAGAGCCTGCCCCATAACAATAGGGGTCTAACACAGGGAGGTTATATGCGATATTTTTATTTGCCAATCTATGACATGTTGATAACAGCAGAGCCTACACCATTAGGGAGCGGCTATTGGATTGATTGGAGCAAGAAGGAAGGCTCATATGTGCCAGCAGATACTAACTTTGAAAAGCTAGGCTATATAGAGCTTGGTACTCCAAATGAATAAGATAAAACGCTTGATGGAATCACTTGATGTGCTTGAGAATATAGCACATTCACAGCAAGACGAGATTGCATCCATAACACAACAATTAAAAAGTATATCGGTAAGATCGGCCGAACTACTCTCGGAAGCAATATCGGTAAGGGATTTGTTTGAAAAACATGGGGAGGAGCAAGACAATGGATTCGATATTTAGAGAGTATATGGTGTTCACAGGTCAATTTGTTACAATAATTAAAACAGTTCCAGAAGGGTTTTCAGAAAGATCGGTTAAAGACTTTAACGAGATTAAAAATAGGGCAATTATGGAGCTACATTTAATCATTGAATCTGCTAAAAATAGAATAAAAAAATTAAAATATACAGACGAGTTTGATGTTTTTGTTGGCACTGACAAATTGTGTCAATATGTAGTTAATGGGGTGGAAAGTGATAGAAATACTAAACAGGCTTAACGAAGTAATTGCAATGACGGAATCAAGAGCAGATAAATATTTGCGTCATGGTCAAAACCGGGTAAGGCAAGATTTTGAGTTAATAGGAGATTATCTTAACATAATAAAGCAAATATTACTTTTAGAACTAGAAACTATTGACAGGGAGGAAAAGTGAAAATAGAAACAACATTTAAGAAATTTGAACAAGTTAAGAGAAGGGAGGCTGAATGACAGCATTATTACTTTTCATTGGTTTCGTAACCGGATTCGCTGTTAGTAATGGCAGCATAGACTTTCCACAGAAAGAGAATAATACCTATAAAACAGTATGCAAGACATATAAAAAGCATAAAGAGGTGTGCACAAGATATTATAAGCTAGTTCGTCAATGACAGCTTACTATTGCCACGTTTTCTCCTTGTAGCGTGGCAGTAGCAAGCTGTTATTACAGTTTGCGGCCAGTTAGAGTTACTATACGCTCGGTACAGTAACTAAAACGACTGGATAGGTCAAAGTTGAAATAATAATACAATTTAATATGCGGAGAAAGCAATGGGAAGATTTATTAAGACCATTTTCTCTGGCGCTTTTACGGGAACAGCAAACTCGTCAATATGTGAACCTGTAGGTAATAACCCTGATGAAGTTAAGGCAAAGCTGGAAAAATATAGAAGTATGCACAGCACTAATGTCTTTGTAGTGTCAAACAATATTGACAAAATTACTGTGGAAGCTCCTTTGGCTAAAAACAGAAGAATTAGATTAGAAATAGGATTGATAAATAAACTTAAAGAAAGGTTGAAAAATGATAACTATGCCAAGAAAGCTTTGTCTGGTATAGAAAAAACATTAACAGCAATATACAAGGAGGATTAATGCAAAACGAACAGAAAAAAAATGAAAAGAAAAACAGTAACAACAAACAATCTATGCCACTAACTCAAAATTTTGGTGACATACTTAAACAAGCATTGGAGAAAAGAAATGTCCGCAATAATTATGTTCGTATTAATGCAGGTTGTAATAATAGTTGAAACAGTAAGGAATGATGAACTAGAAAAAGAGAATTTCACATTAGAACATGAGCTTAAAGAATGTGCAATAATTTTAGGTGAATGTGAGAGACAAAAAAAAGAGGAAATAAAGTATGTATCTAGTAAAAAATAGTCTGCTTATTGCCGGTAATATCAGGATATATTCTGTAAATAAGCGTGATAATAGAAATAACAACCAGATACAGCTTAAATATTACAGCAATACAGACAAAAAGATATATAGTGAATATATGCACGATGTTATGTCAATTGATGATATATATTCTTCCCTTGTTGATACCCTTGAGCATATGGCTGAGATAGGCACCATAAAAAGCCATGACGAAAATAGCACAATAGGTCTTTATGAGGGTTGTATTGTGTGGAAAAATATAAATAATGAAATAATTGTGCGAAATAGAGCATCTACCAGTGCACTATTGTATGAAAGTACACGAACAAGAGATGTGTCCTTTGACATAGTATCGGAGCTAATTAAAAACTATTATGTTGAAAAATACCGTAACAATTTAGTTATAAACAATATACATGAAAACAGTACTACATCTGAAAATACGGAGGAACAATAATGGATAAGTACAACGTTAAAGCAAGACGGCGTGATATGCATATATACTCTATACATAGCGATCATTGCCCAATGCATACCCATAATTGTATAAAATATCACCTTGACGGGCGAACTATTACTAAATGCGTTCATTACGAAGGACATAAAACTTTTAGTGATGGAGTTTATGTGTCATGTAATGTTGCAGTTGCGGAAGGCTAACACAAAAAACCTTGTGTGCCAAGTTAGAACATACATATAGTAGGTATTGGTGAAGCTCTGATAAGTGCATGTGCGGAGCGGAATTAGCGTGTGCTGTGTGGTATAAGCTCCACAAATAGGCTAACCGGTAGCATGTTGTCAAAAAAGCTTTGAAGCACAATGCTTTTAGCGTTTTTATTGAAAAACGTTACCGAGAATGATTGTATGAAGTGGTTTACCAAGATTGTTCAACTATGGTATATTAACAAGATGGTAAGTGATCTGCCTGGCCATGCTAAGCAGGGCATACGGGTTCGAATCCCGTGCCTTCCGCCATGATAATTTTTAAAGGAGTAGGAAATGAAAATAAAGTTAGCTGAGGCATTATTGAGAAGAAAAGAATTACAGAATAAGGTTGAGATGTTAAGGTCGATAAAAGACAATAACATCTTTGAGGTAAGGGCCACAAGGAAACAAGTATCAGACAGTATAGATGATATAGTAGCAAAAGTTCCTAAATTAAAAGCCAGTCAAGTAACAGCAGAATTTGATTGGCACGCAAGGCAACTACGTCTAACAGACGCTGCAATACAGCAGGCTAATTGGACTACCGAGATAGAGGTACAGGAATCCGTTATGGATGACTATACAGATCCTACCGAAGATTAGCGTTGCAAAGAGGAGGATAAGTGCGTAAAGCAAACGGCTCGCAACGTGCCTTAAACGTGTGGTTCGGAATCACTATGTGCATAATCATACAGAAAACATTGGAATTGTTTTTTCTTTTTACAAGACTGTGTAGCCAGTAGCTACGTAATTCCGAATATGATAACATACAATAGCTTACGTCCTTATGACCGAATATGGTTAAGTCCTGAGTTAGAATACGATAAGCCCGACTAACCAAGCTTTGACTTGTCCTCCTGTTTGTACTGCTAACAGGGGGGATTGTGACTAAAATACTGAAATGTGAAGGTACAAGATGCCCATTAAAAGAAACATGTTATCGTTATTGGCTAAAACTTAATCAGGTTAGTAAAGACGATTTTTTATTATATGTGCCATATTACAAATATGGGAAATCATGTAGCGAATATCTCAAGATGAGTAAACCAGAAAAGGGTGAGTATTGAAATGTATGAGGTAAGATATGCTTTCGATACAGGGCGAGAGATGTCTAAAAAATTTAAAACAGCAGGGGAGGTGGAGAAATTTGTTGGCTGGATAAAGCAACAAAAAGATAGTTGTAAACATAAAGATGTTTATTATTGGGTTTTTCGGTTAAGTGATTTTAACTATAAAGGGGAGCGAATATGAAAAGTTTATTTTTCTTATTCCTGTTTATGGGATTATTGTTTTTCTTATTCCTGTTTATGGTATCATGCGGAAAAGGATACGAGTTTGTTAAACCTCCCATATTTGAAATATCTCCTAATGGGACAGAGATATTAATAAACTGGAAACACGCTAAGGGTACTGATATTGCAGGATATTATATTTATTGGGGAATGATAGGAGCTACAAAAAACATGATAGCTCCACCAGCAAACTTTGACATAAACGGATTTGACCATATGATTGACGCAGGTTATAGAACATCTTATCGCTTTAGGGTAAACAAAGATATTACATACCAGTTCTATATGAAATCATATGACTCAAGAGGAAATGTTTCATTCGCATCAGATGTAGTATATTGGCCACGAAAACCAGCAAAAATATCATTAATGAGTTTTGGTGATGACCCGTGGCATGGATATCTATATAAAACAGGCAAAGATATCAAGTTATCGTGGAATGAAAATACTGAGGAAGATTTATCATATTATGAGCTTAAAGCAGAATATATAAACGATGAAGAGCACGTAACAACATATAATATGGGGATAACGCATGTAGCAAATAAAGAAGTTAGCAGACCAAGTGTGGTAGGGTTGTTTAAATTTTATGTGCGTGCATGTGATACATCAATAAATTGCTCAGAGTGGGCTAGTTCAGATGATGCAATAAATGCAAGAGTACATATTGGCGGTTCAACAGTTCCGGGTAACTGGATAGTTTACTGGATGTTGCCTGCACCTTCAAACATAATTATAGAATAGGATTTTTATGGATTGCATAATTAATGATTGTTGGCCGGATGAAGTAGATGAATTTGAGTATTTCCTGAAGTTATCGAACGAAAAAAAAGAACAAGATATCTCTAAAGTAGTAGAGGATATATTGAGACAAGGAGAATAAATGTGGGGAAAAAACCTAAACACAGATTTTACACTGAGCGTGCCACCCGGACACTTCACGACTTCAATGGTCGTGTTGACAATATTAATATTGATGGCAGTATTCGTGAACATGCCAAAAGGTACATTACCTTCTATTATACATACATTAACAGAAATGATGCAGAAAAAGTTTTTGAGAAGTACTTTAGTATGCCGTTTAATGCTAGACGAAATTGGCTTATGGACATTCACGATGCCGGAGAGATATAAATATATTTGGATATCCACATCTACATTTTCAGATGAATGTGAAAGGGAAGCAAAAGCTTGTATAAACCACAATGATATTTTTGGTATATACTACTGGAAAGCTCAGAAGTCAGCATTTGGGAAACTGAGAAATGCTGTACGCCATGCAGCAATGAGAGAAGTTCGTATTATAGGTAAGATAAAAACTATGAGTTCGTCTGGTAACGCAGACCAAGAAACCTGCGAAAAAATAATAACATTGTTAGAAGAGGAGAGGAAATGAACAAACAAACAGTATTAGAATTAAAAGAACTTAAAAAACAGGTTGAAGAAAAGTTAAGGGGGCTTGAGGAGAAAGAGATTAGGGGGCTTACAGTAGTTCAACTAAAAAACAATTGGACTGAAAAATCAGGAGCATATGCTGTTTTATATGGTAAAGAAGAAGCAGAAGGGGAATGCTACTTAATGTCAGATGACGGCAATATTGAGTACAGGATCAAGCCAAAAGAAATGATTAAATCCGGGGGAGTTTTGACAAAGGATATTCTTGAGGATCATGGCTTTTCTGTATTGGAAGAAGATTTGGGAGAGTTTTGGAGTCTGGAAGATTTAGAGTTGTGAAAGGAAAAGGAAATGATTAAAATTGATGATTTAAAAATCGGTGAGTTGAAAGAAATTGCCAAAATAGCTTGCGTGTTTAATCAAACAGAAAAAGCAGATCATCCAATGCTTGGAAAACGGTGCATAATAAGAACGTATAGCGCCGGAGTTCATATTGGTAACGTCGAGTGGGTGAATCCAGAAAATTCTATGGAGGTAAGGCTTAAGCACGCTTTACGGCTGTGGAAATGGGAAGGCGGCGGTCTGTCACTTTCTGCTGTTGCGAACAATGGCATTAAGAAAGGTCGTTTAAATAGGACCGGAGAGGTGTTTTTAACAAATGCGATAGAGTATATCCCAACAACGCCAGCCGCAGAGAATACATATGTCAAATACATTGAGGATTAAAATAGGGTATCATAGCAATGGCCCCGGTTCTTGCGATGGCTATGACTATGAATATGACGGTGGCGATGGCTATGGCCATGGCAATGGCGCTGGCGATGGTCATGGGCATGCCGATGGCTCTGGTTATGGCTCAGGCTATGGCTCTGGCAATGGCAATGGAGATGGCTATGGAGATGGCTATTGCTCTGGCTCTGGTGAAGGAAATGGTGAATATGAAGATTAAAATAAGGCATCATGGTAATGGCATGATCTCTGGTAGTAGCAATTGCTATTGCAATGGCGATGGCGATGGCTCCGGCAATGGCTTTGGCTATGGTAATGGCTATCGCAATGGCTATGGTTCTGGTGATGGAATTGGCTATGGCAATGGCGATGGCGATAGCTGCGGAAGAGGAAATGGCAGTGGCTATGGCTATGGCTATGGAAATGGAAATGGCTATGGTGATGGTAGTGGTAGTATATGATAAATACATTGAAGATTAAAGCACGTCATCATGGTCATAATATGGTCTCTGGCGATGGTGATGGCTCCGGCTATGGCAACGGTGGGGGCAATGGTGATGGCTCCGGCTATGGCGATGGCATTGGCTATGGCGATGGCTTCGGCCCCGGTTATGGCGCTGGCTCTGGTGATGGCAGTGGTGGTATATGATAAATACATTGAGGATTAAAATAGGGTATCATGGTCATAATATTTTCCGTAGTAGCAATGTTTGGGGTGATGGCAATGGCTCTGGCTGTGGGTCAGGCTATGGTGATGGCGACGGTTATGGCGATGGTGCGGGAACTGGCAATGGCTCTGGCAATGGCTCTGGAATTGGCTACGGCCTCTATCGCGATGGCTATGGCGATGGTAATGGCTCTGGCTGTGGCTCTGGCTGTGGCGATGGTAATGGCTCTGGCTGTGGCTCTGGCTGTGGCGATGGCGGTGATGATTGTATATAATATATTAAATTTACGGAGGATTATATGGCTAAAAAGAAAAGCCCAACAAAGGCTGATTTTGAGAAACTCGCAGTTCTTCGCAAGAAGATACTTGACGCTACGGAAGAGTTGGAAAATTTTGCAGAGAGCCTAGATATTACTTTTAAATCTGGAGACATATTGCAGAACGAAAAAGGGGACAGGTTTTCGCTAATAACTAGCGGGGGCGATCTTTACGTTTTAATAATGCAGAAACCTGTTGGCAGTGATTGGGGGGAAGAGGGTTACCCTTTACTGGGCGAAGAATTATATAACGCTGGTAAAAGTGTAAGTTACCAAGAACTTATTGACCACTTGAGTGAGGAAGAAGGAGTTAAGTGTAAAATGATTTCAAAAATAGGAGAGCTATAGTATATTATTAATATGGGAGATTACAATGAGCACAGAAAATGGTCTGCCTCCAGATATAAAACAAATGCTGAGAGAGCATAGCATTTCTGGTGGCCACACAGTGACAGATTTGCCTAATTTTAAGTCAGCTAATAAATTTACTCGGAGCAATAGATATGTCAAAAAAGACTATGAAGGGAAAAAGTATAGCAAGAGTAAGGGCAGGGCAAAAATATTATTTTCACGGTGAGCAGGTTACCGTTGCAGAAATAATATCAGATAAGCTTAGACCGTGGGATATGCCCCTTTCTGTCCGTGGAAATTATAAGGACGACATGGTTGTGCTACGGAATTCATCAGGTATAAAAACAAGCCCACTAAAGTGGAAATCCATCAGAAAAAAGTTATGTATTTTAGATACAGGAAACTATGATCCTAGAACAGGGTATCACTATGGTCAGAGAAGATACCCGTGGGAGTTTTAATGATTGGTGATTTAGAAAAATACAATGTCTATGGGATAAGACACGAAAAGGTAAATGAAAAGTTTGGTGGCAATATGGAATATATCGGGACATGGGGCGTATTCCCAAACCAGTATTTTCCTTGTGCTGTATATAAAAATGGTAGTCCAGCAAAAGGAGAGGAAAGATTCATGCTGATATACAGAGATACTCATTCTGGATGGAAGGTAAAAGGGCTAAGCAAGAAAGGCATGAACAAGTTACGATATATGAATGGCGTATATTGCCCATTATGTAAAGAAACTGTATATTCTGTGTATAAATACCATGTTGCATCATGTAAATGCGGTGAGGTTAGAGTTACCGGCGGGAACAATGCTCTCATGGATAATGGGAAAGGTAAAATAGTACCAATTGATTTACTATGGAAGTCTGGCATAGAAACCGGAAGCCCAGTCGAGAAATATATACGTAACAAAAAGGGAAATACTGGTGACATAGTGTTTGATGCTGAATGGGAAAGATATGGGTAAAATAAATTTTAAAGGTATAGAAGACGGAGACATTGTGTATATAGAGTTAAAACAACCAGAAGATTTGCCAGGATGCACAAAAGACGGGCTAACATATGGATATGATAAGAAAACAATGGATGTAATGTTTGACAAGGGAATGGATTATCGGGTCTATCATGTTTTCAGTGATAGTAAAATAGGCATATATATTAAACGCTATTATACTGTTCCATATTCGACACCAAGAGAGCTTAGCCAGCTAGTATTTTTGCATTCTGATGATATAGAAACATTATTACCAATAGATAAAAAACGTAACAATATATTAACTCTAGCAGAAAATGGATTGCTTTTTCATGGAGTTTTTATTGGCGAAAATGATGCGATAGAGCTGTTTAAAGATTTAGGTGGATGGCTGGCAGGAAGGAAGAGCCTTGAAGCTATACACGCTAGCAGTAGAAGAGGTAAAGGAGAAAAAAGAAAATCTAACTAAAATATACGGCTTATACCTTATTACAAAGAAGATTTTAGCACTATATCCTAACGATGATTACCTTAAATTTTTGTCTGTATCACTAAAGAATAAAGCTGATGGCAACAAGCCGTACAAGAAGATAACTCTGACCAGAATTGCAACAAAAAACATACCCGCGATTTCATTAAACGGAATAGCAATATCATCTGATGACGTGCATCATGTTATTATTGGCTTGAAAAAGCGTATACTGGCACAGGTGCAAGAAAAGCGTAGGAAGCTGCGGTCAATTAAAACCGAGAGGAAAGCATATTCACTAAAAGGTTTTGCCTTTACCGGGTATAAAGCCGGAGGTTTACTGGTGTGCAATGCTGTAAACGGTGAGCATAGGCCATATAAAACTCCAATGGAAGCATTTAAAGCAATATCAAAACGTAAAAACACCGCGGTAGCATTTAATAGGAAAGAGCCGGGTTCGCAGAAAAGACATACCGGTGTTGAGCTAGAGTTTATATCTACAGTTAGCAATGACTCAATAGCAGGGTTTATATCGGAAAACGGGTTGGAAGAATACTGCCACATAAAAGGAGATGGAAGTATACACAGAACAAACGGATACACTAATGAGTGTGAGATTACTATATTGGATCAGTCGTCAACCATACGTAAAACAGTTGAAAAAGTGTGTAAAGTCCTCAACAACAAAGAGGAAGTTAATGCTGCCGTGAATAAATCATGTGGCCTACATGTTCACTTGGATTTAAGAGGGTATACACAATCTACCCTAGATAGAATATGGTATAATTTTTGTCTATGGCAAGACTTGTTATATGCAATGAATCCGGGATTCAGGGAGTCAACATTTTCTAAGCGTGTAAATACATTTAATAAACGGTTTCCCAGTGATTGGGGAGATAGGTACACAGGGATAAACCCGCGAGCACTAAGTAAATTTGGTACAATAGAGATACGAATGCATGTTGGCACTACAAATGCGACAAAAATAAACAACTGGATAAGAATACTGGAGGCAATAAAATCAACACGTAAGGTGCCAGAGAAAAAGGAGTTTGATGTTACACCAAAAATGTTATCGGAGTATCTACATTTAGGTAGTGATATGATAGAGTATATTTTGGGTAGAATAAATGCGTATGCAGAGCATTATAAAATTGAAGGACCCAAATGGATAAAAAACTTTGAGCCTATTACAATATCTGATTCAATAAAAAAGGAATCGGAACTGGATAAAAACTTTTATTTTCCAGAAGATCGTAGCGAGGTTGTAATACCAAACCATGGTGACTATATAATAAACACCAACTATAGATATTATTAGTATCAGGAGGAATGAATGTGTAAGATTTTTACGTGTGTAGGGTTTGACAATTATAAAACATTATGGAAAATAGCAGGTTTCGCTGGACCAATTATAACAAGATATGATAACGATGGTTTTGGTATGGCGGGGTATTCTCCAGAAAGTAAAAAGATGTGGACTGAAAAGTTTATAAATCCTGAAGATGCGTGGAAGATAGAAAAGATGGAGCAGGGTAAACTATTCAGGAAAACAGGTAAACGAAATGATAATGTCTCAACTCTGCTGACACATGCACGATTAAAAACAAGCTCAAAGATCATCCAAAATACACACCCGTTTGTTAGAAATAACACAGCGTTAATACATAATGGAGTGGTAGAAAAACATGGTATGAAGTTTCATGAAGGAACATGTGATAGTGAAGGAATATTAACAGCATACTTAAGTTTAAACATAACCCATAACCCGGATAACTATAAATTCTTACACGAAACTCTTTTACGAGGTAATGGATATTTTGCTTGCTGCGTCCTGTCTAAATCAAATGGAAGCTACTGCGTTGATATTTTTAAAAGCTCATCTACGCAGCTATACGAAGTAACGGTTAAAAATGTAAAGGGATTTATATATAGCACGTCAATAGAGTATGCAAAAGATGCTATAAAGCTTGCTGGATATAAACTTGACGATTATTTTGCAGTACCGAATAACACATTATTGCGCAGGGATGCAACTACAGGGAAAATGATACTAGAGATGAAGGCGGCAACATTAAGCAGCAAATATGATTATAGCCATACAAAATATAGTACATACTATAATACAGAGACATCAAATAGGAACTATAGGGAGTATGATAGCTGGATGTCCGAAAATGCTAACAGTGGTGTGAGCCAAAAAAAAAGAAAAACAACTCCTATTACCAATAGCGTTAAGTCAAGATATTCAAAGATAGCAAGAGAACTTGAAGATGTCCATGAGATTGTTAAGTCTGTAAACAACAAGGAGTTGTTAAACTAATGGAATTCACACTTATACATGGAGGGAAGCTTACAATAGACGAGCTTCTCAGCAAAAATGTAATACTAGACATAACGGCACAATCGTCTAAAGTAGGCTTTCTATATCCAGTATATCTTACAAGAAGATTGTATGACATGCTTGAGGCTAGCGAAGAGGAAAAATTGTTTGGCCAAACGCAAACGAGCAGGGTATTCAATCTGTTAACTACCCTGCTATTCAGAATACGGCAGCATGACAGAGAGAAGAAAGGGCAGGAAGCACTCATAAGTTATGAAACTAGAATAGCTACATCAGATGGACATATAGATATACCAATTAAAGCTATATGCAAAATGACAGATGAAGGGAGTCCGGCAATATTCATAATGAGTATTACCGAACACATCTAACTTATCGAAATTCATTCTGGCACAAATGTTTTTCGATTTTATTAACCAGTGCTATAGGAGTGTTTTATGAGAAAGCGTTACAAAAGCAACAGAAAACGCAGAGAGCTTGAAGAAAGGCTCGGAGATTTCCTTGAGGATCTTCATGATATCATTGAGGAAGACGATGTCCCAATGGTAAAGAAGGGTGACATCGTACGCGGTGGGTATGGCTCTTCAAAAAAGAGAATGGTATCTAAACTTACGAATGGTAAGCTTGCTCTTACCACACTTGAAGGTAAACATGCAGGGGAGTATGCATCTACTTCACGCGGAACTCCAGACAAAGATGGGCTATGTCCATTAAGCGACCTCGTATCAAGATATGAGGAAGGCGGATGGGAAGTCCTCGACTAATGGAGGTAACTATTGATTGCAGTAGTTAGTATAGACACTGTAGTTAGTGAGAAAGGTTTGGAGTACATCGACAAAAAGGTGTACTCCGCACCTGCTAACTATAAAAGTGAAGATGCTATAGAAAGATACAAAAAGAAAGCAAAAGCGAAAGAGCTTGAAAAGTTATCTAAACACTGGACAACAGGCAAGGTCGTATGCATTTGTGCAGCAATACTTGATAGTATAAGTGGTTGCCATACAGCTACAAATTGCTATACTGGTGATGATGAAAAGGCTATCATTGAAGGCTTCTTTAATATGCTGGTGAAAGAGTATATAAGTAGATGCAGTGGCAAAGGTAGCCAGGATTTTCATGTCCCATTTATAATTGGTCGTGCATTAGTACATAAAACTGGAATACCTCCTATCCTACGGAACAGTAATATAGATGATGTGGATAAAATTTTTGGGTATTCCAAAGCCAGTAGTCAGCGAGCTAGTTTAGCACGCTACGCTCATGCTCTTGGCCTCAGTTACAATGAGAAAATGCCTAATGCAGCAAGTGTGCTGCCAATGATACGACTTGGTATCGAAAACTGGTCAACAATTGAGCAATCATGTCGTAAAAATGCGGAGATTTCCCTTGACATCTTAGCTCGATATGGTATAATATTTACCAATGACAATAATGTTGGAGGTAAATATGGCTCTACCGTTTGCGAAAACCAAGCAAAAGGATGATTTCAGTCAACTTAATAAACTAATTTATGGGTTTCCTAAAACTGGCAAAACAACGCTTGCTAGTATGATGAAGTCTGGTGATAAAGAACCTTTGTTTATTACCACGGAAGATGGACACGGTGCAATAGAGGTCTACGCCCAAAGTGTTCTTGAGGAAACTGCGCTTCCTGACCAAAAGGAAAAGCATTGGAAAAAATTTCTACGTGTGCGTGACTTCATCGTTAAGAATAGGGAGGAGATACGAAAGAGCTATAGTTGTATAGTTATTGATTTAGTATCTGATCTTGATGATATGGCAACAGACTATATACTCAAGAAATTCAAAGTTAGTGCGTTAGCCGATTTAGAATGGGGTAAGGGATGGACATTGCAGCACGCTGAATTTAAGGACGGTATTACCCCTTTGTTTGATGTGCTGCCTGTTGTGTTCATTACCCACTCAAGGGAAAAAGATTGGACATATAACGGGGAAAAAGTAAAAATACAAGCCCCAACAATGTCGTCTCGCTGCTTCGATTATGTCAATGGAAAAGTTGATTTGATCGGGTGGATAGTACCGGCAGGAACAAAGAATGATAAACCTTATCTAACATTCAGGCCATCTAAAATGGCAATAGCCGGTTCCCGCTTCAATTTTCTAGCGACAAAAGACTTTGAGCTTAACTATATGGACATGCAAAAATCTTATACAGATGTTGCTGAATATTTTAAGACAAATGTAGGAGTAGTGAATGGAAAATAATGAGAATAGAGACTTTTTTGATATATCAGAAGAAGACCTTAATATGCCTGAATACTTGATATTTGAGCCGGGAGAAGTACAGCTTTTGATTCAAGATTATAAACAGGATAATGAAAAAGGTTATCTAATGGTAGTAAGTAAGGTTTTGTCAGGTGAACATGAAGGATCTATTCACCAATTTTTTATCAGAAAGAAAGCTAAAAGATCATTTGTACCGTTCGTAAAAGCTTTCTGGACAAGAGAAGAAATACTGGGTGGCAAGATGGAGCCTACGAAACTTATTGGACGCACAGTTAATGTTATTGCCGATGCTCCACGTGAGTATAAAGGTAAGATGTTTCAGGATTTTTCAAAGTATGTCGATCTTGGAATAGTAGAAGCAAAGAAAGAAGAACAAAAGACGAATGACATACCGTTCTAATAAGTTTAAATATGTTGCATGGCATAACAAGAACGAGCATTTCTATAGGGGCTGGAAGTTATTAAATGAGGTGCAAGCCAATACGATAATATCCAGCCTAGTCTTGACATGTCCAAAGTGTCAGGAAACATACGTCACTGTTCAAGACTTTGACAAAGATGGCAATGCAATCGGTTGTCCTATCTATGCTGATTTTGATGGTGTGTCAGCTATCAAGGACATCAGAGATTTTGCCCGCACCATAGAGAAAATTAGCGGCTCATTTCCGCAATTATACTTTAGCGGGCATAAAGGATTCCATGCTATCGTACCGTACTACGTCAAAGGAAAGAATTGTCATCAAGTGGCAGGGCACATTGTGAGACAATTACAAGGTGCAAAAAACTGGTTCTCATTAGATTTAAAGGTATATACCGACAGGAGACTATTGAGGTACGTGAACACCTATAATCTAGGTGGAAAGCGTTTTAAAATTCCAATAACTCCAACCGAATTGTTTACACTAGAACTTAGTGACATTGCTGAGTTCGCCAGAGAGCCAGGTAAACAATTCATGTATGGTGAATCGTTAAGTGATGAAGGTATTAAAAAACTTGATCTGTTGTCTACCAAAGCTGTTGAAGAAGTGGACAGAGTAACTAAGTCAAAGCGTACTCGAAATTGTATAAAAAAATGCTCATGGCTGGCAGAGGTTACTCCATGTTTGCGTCATATGATAGAGAATATGCCGGATGACGGAAGCTGTAATGCTACCATAGTTATACTGTCTCGCTTCTTCAAAAGCTGCGGTGTTGACTTAGATGAAGCAATTGATATCCTTATGGACCAAGACCATTATTATGCCAGAGAGCAGAAGGAAAAAGATGTTATAAAGGTTGTAAAAAGTATATATAGATCACCTAAGGTATCAGGTGTTGGATGCAAATACTCCCCTAACAAAGAAATTATGACGAAATACTGTGACCCATTGTGTAAATTTAGCAAAGAAGAGGTATGGTTTTGAAACAAATAATTATCTATATGGCACTAAAATATATGAGTAGTTTCATTGGAACAAGGTATAATTGGGGAGGAGATAATCCGCTTGAAGGGTATGATTGCTCTGGTTTTGCTATGGAGTATTTAAAAGCACTTGGTACATGTAAAGATGACGAGGACCATTCTGCTGCCAGTATCTATAATATACTTAAGAGCAACAAGAAAGCTATAGAATCGCCTAAATTTGGTTGTCTGGTGTTCTACCATAGGGATAACGGTTCCATCTACCATGTTGAAATATACGCAGGATTAGGGTATACATTAGGTGCATCAAATGGAGGGAGACATATTAATACTGAAAGTGAAGCAAGGGCAGCGGACGCATATGTTAAGTTGCGTAGGCTAGGTGATTGGAAGTATGAGAATATAAAATTTGCAATGCCAATATAGGAGGAATATATGAGGAAAACTGTGTGTGATAGTTGTGGTAAGCTAATAGAAAATTGTGACAATGCGTATGCAGTTACACTTTCTGTTAACACATGTAGGCCAAGAAGCTTGAGAGGCATTTCAGTGCGTGGTAGCAATACGCGGTATAAGTATATAGATATATGTGAGAAATGCCACAAGAAGTTTAAGAGTTCTGAGATTAATGTTGGTGACATCCATTCTGACAAGCAGGGTCTTTATAGCTTTTAAAGGAGAAAATATGGTAAAGTATTTTTGTGATAATTGTGGAAAGCAAACTAATCGTGAAAAACAAATCTGTATTAGCGTAGTTGGCGACACGCCTATTAAAGGAAGAGGTAAGTTATCGGAAGAAACATATTGTCCTGCTTCATATAGAAAAGGTATCCATTTATGTGAAAACTGTGACACGTTTAAAGTGGGGTTTAGAGTAGCATATACCAAAGAAGGCAAGCCAAGAATGGAGGTGGTTGATAATGCCAGGAGTTAAGAAAGCTTATTGTTACTCAGACAAATGTATAAATGAATACTTGTGCGGTAAAAATTCTAAATATAAGCGTTATAAACAGATGTACCCCGTATTAGTATCCATGCGAACAGCTCTGCTTAAGATACGTAAAGCAGATTGCGAAGATATACAGTGGACTGAGAAGCATGATAAATTTCTGGATAGCGTAAAAAAAGATATATCAAAAATGACAAAGTATCTGGATGACAAATTTGACCAGATAGCAGTAGAAGAATATGCAGTATATAAGGAAAACGTAACAAAAGGTACGTGGTGTCCTGATTGTGGATGGGCTTTAAGGTGGAAATATGAACAATCAGGAGACAGTAATGAAAGAAAAGACTTACGAGGTGACTTTGGACGACATGGGGGAATTAGCCCTGTGGACATTTCTGAAGGGTTTCGAATCAGCAATCCAGAATTTGCGGGACATCTTGACGGCTACGGACCAAGGTGCGATGAAGAAGAAGTTTACTGAACAACTACAGGTAATGCTCAGGGACAAAGAGAAAGAGAACAAGAAAGATAGCCAGATAATTGAGCGCAACGGAAAGCCAAGAATTTTTACACCAGCAGACATGGCTACCATTGATGCAATCGAAGACAGCTTAGAGAAACAATAATGGCTACGGTAGAAAACAAAACATATAATAATTATGCAATCCCTGACAGGGGTGAATTAATATACGAGTTTATATTATGGTGTGAGATACAGCCATTAGAACGTCCTAGGATATCAAATGGCCGTGTATATCAACCAATAGATAACCAGAAACAGTTAATAAATGAGTTACTGCGATACTCTCAGCAAGGATCTCAGATATATGTAAACGGAATAAAGAAGCTGGTAAACACACCGGTAATAGTGGACCAGTTCTATTATTTTGATAAGCGTGGAAGAGAGTATAGGCACCCTACAGTATTGCAGCTAGGCGACGAGGATAACTTGCGTAAGGGAGTTAACGACGCCCTAGTTAAGGCAAGCATATTGGATGACGACAAAAATATTGTTGGTGGTCAGCAATATAAAATATGGGATAGGGAAAGCTATGTAGTGGTACGAATATATGGAGTAAAAGATGCCTATATACACCTTTCGTTGTGCGAAATGCAGTAACGAATTTGATATAATATTAAATAGGGGAGACCCTCCACCGGAAAAATGCCCACGGTGTGATGGGGTTGTAGAGAAGCAATTCCCTACAGGTGTTAATCATAAGTTCAAGTGTATGGGATTTCACAAGACAGATTACACCAACAGAGAACGTCAGCAAAGAAACAATAAGGGCTAAATCCTATAGGGTGGTGAGGTTTCATTTCCCCTCATCACCCTCTTTCCCAATAAAAGGAGTTACATATGATACAAAGACATCAAGGGATGACTGCATATTATCCTGAAGAATCAGACGTAAATGTTTCCGAAGAACCGGATACTGAACCGCGCAACATACTTGATATATTCGATTATGATAAGACTGTATATGTAGATGCCGAAGTTCTTACTAGAATAAAAGACAGGAAAGGTGTCTCAACCTGTACCCCCTTTATTAACCATTTAAAGATGGCGGCTAACAATGGACACAAGATAGTGGTGTGGTCAGATATATCAGAGGGATATGCAAAGGAGCTTGTTAAGGATGCAGAGCTTCAGAACTATGTATATGATTGTGTTAATATGCCAGATGTAATAGTTAGAGCAGACAGGGATAATACTAACCCATATGAATGTGAGCTTTCTGACGAGAAGTCTTTTTCAAGTCTATTTGTTGATGGAGTATTATAATGAAGATATTAAAAAGAATATGGAGTGGTTTATGTTACATCGCAACAGGGAAAATATATGTGGTATGCCCACCGGATACTTCATTTCACGTAGTTTGTGCTACACATATATACAAAGAAGCATTAAGTCTTGCAGCAAACAGTAATGAGTGTTATCATATAATTATACATGAATAGGAGGAAACATGCCCCCAATGAGAAATACATCTATAATAGATGCTTCAAACCCATTAATTGATCCAATAAAAACCCTGATAGCAAATGCAGATTCTTATAAAAATGGGATATGCATAATAACGTTTGACAACACACGATATTACAGGGGTAAGATTAGTCAGGCAATAGAGTTTCTAAAGAAGTTTTCTCCATCGATAGTCATGGGTAAAGAATATACAATAGAGCTGCGCAGGGAGGATGCAAACCATTCCTTTATAGACGCAGGATATGTTGGTGAAAAGAGTGCTAAAAACGTAAGCAAGAGTAGCGTGCTTTATTTACCTTCTAAGTATATGATTAACAATACAAAGCTTAAAAAGAAACCAGCGTTTGCAAATTTTCAGTTGCGCCACACTAAATAATAGTATATAATATATCCTCTAATAGGGAGGGTATATGTTTGAGTTGCGCGACTATCAATCTAAATGTGTAGAAAGTATAATTAACAGTTTCAAGGATAATGACAAAGTTGGGATAGTGCTTCCCACGGGGGGAGGAAAAACTGAAATCTTCATAGAAGTATGTCGGCACCATTTGCAACAGCACCCATCTAGCTCTGTGCTGCTTTTATCGCATCTTTCTCTTCTAACACGCCAGACACATGACAGGTTTCAGTTAAGGTATCCCGAAATCAGTGTCGGCATACTTCAGGCGAATACATACCCGAAAGAGAAAGTTGATGTTATTATATCAACAATGCAATCGTCACGAAATGAGGAAAAAATGTCCGGGTGGATTGCCGGGTTATCCTTGTTTGACAAAGCAAAGGTTAACATAGGGCTGGTCATCATAGATGAAGCACACTATCTATATACGTCCTCATACGATAAGGCGCTTGAACAGTTCGGCGATATAAAAGTATTAGGGGTTACGGCAACTCCGTATAGAGATGGTAAGCTTATGACTAATTACTTTCAGGATGTCCCTTATACCCTATCGCTACAAGACCTTATAGAGGACGGATATCTGGTTAAACCCGATCTACATGGAATAAGTATGCCTCGTGGTGGAGGAGATGTTAACGAAAAAATGGCTAGGGTAGCCAATATATATCTGGAAAAGGAGAAAAACAAGAGCGCAGTTATCTTTATGGATACTATTAAAAACGCAAAAGCCATGAAGATGTTATTATCTAATGAAGGGATCAGCGCTCGATGTGTTACCAGTGATGTGTCAGGAACCTCCAGAGACGCCATACTCGACGATTTTCGTAAAGGGAATACCAAGGTACTCACAACAGTAAACGTGCTGACTGCGGGCTTTGACGCTCCAATAATGGAATGTGTGTTCATGCCTTTCTCAACCAATTCTCCTACCCTGTATATGCAACGAATAGGTAGGGGTTTACGTCCATATCCGGGCAAGAAATCATGTAGAATATACTGCTTTGGTGACGCACCAAGTATAAAACGTGGTGTATATTATAGGATACATGAGCTTGCATTAACTGGTGGGTCCAGAAGAAAGCCTGATGACCCGCACAAGTTATTAGAATACCTTGAGCTAACCGGGAAAAAGTCTAGTGAAGAGTATCATTGGACTGCTGATTTATGTACGGCAGTAGATAAGCTTCGCCATTTATCAAGTGAAGGGCTAGAGAAGCTAATAATCAAGAAACAATTCCCACGCAGGTATCTATCTAACCTGCCTAAACTTATAGCAGCATTACCTGAAAATGCAAAGCTTGAGGGAACTGAAGCATTGCCAACAGACAGGCAGAAGAAAACACTTAAAATGAACGGGTTCACAGAGAAGCAGATAGAACAAATGAACAAGATTGATGCATCGAATATGATTGCGGCTATTATAAACATGAGAGCACAATGGAAGGCGGAAGGTAAATTTATTGTTCCAAGTGGAAAATATATGGGAAAGCACGTTAAAGAACTGCCGCCGTTTTATAAACGCTATGTGTTGATGAACTATCCTCATTCAAATGTAGCCAGCTTAATCATGAAATATAAGGGGGACTAATGGGTTTTAGAGAATATATACGTAAACTTGAAAACAAAGAAGATGAGTGGGTAGAAAATATTAAAAATCCAAAAACAAAAATAAAGCGGTATAACCCGGAGGGTATTTTGCAAGAGGAGGGCGGTCCAATATTGCCAGAGGAAGTACCCCTTCTAAGGGAAATGTTTGGTGCCTACGCGTCAACCGTAGCTCGCGGGTCATCAGCAACAGTATTTGGGCACAGTGCAGAATATACAGAATAGACTTTGGAGGATTTGACATGGACGTAAGAATGTGGTACAATACTTCTATAGATAAAAACTATAGGAGGAAAGTATGGAAACAGGGATTAAAGAGCTTAAAGAGGTTATCGAAGCAATCGAATCGTTGGCCCTTGACGCAATTGCTGCTCTTAAAGACGGCATTGGTTTTGACGACATTACGGTATTCACCAATAATTTCGACAAAATCAAGGTGGCTTATGAAGGCTTTAGCGACATCCCCGCTGAAATTAAAGATTTGGATAAAAACGAAATTACTGAGCTTATTGCATCCAGAATTGCATTCGTTTACAAAGTACTCGAAGAACTCAAAAAAGAAGCATAAGAACAGGAAAGCGAGGAAGTAATGCCTAATCGTGATGGAACTGGCCCACGGGGAAATGGTCCTAATACCGGTAGAGGTATGGGTCCATGTAAAGGTAACAAAGGTAGAACAGGAACAAAGAAATGAATTTATTAGGAACTATACAGGCTATTGGTTCCGTAGCGGATTTATTTAAGCGAGTATTTGATGCTTCTATTAAGGGGATAACATCACTTGCTCGCTTTTTCGCTATTCGGAAATTGGAGAATAAGGAAAATGAAATTAAGAAAGCTGGCAGCAATCCTGCTAATTGGATGCATATATTTAAACGCAAGTAGCTGTAATACCTTAAGAAAACTTAAACCATACGAATTTATATACGGGATACATGACGGAAAAGTATGCTCTACCAAGAGGGCATCAGACTGGGAAGATCAAGAAAACCTTTTTTGTAAGGACTTATTAGACTTGGAAGGGTGGTTGGTGATTCATCCAAAGAACTTGGAGAATAAATTAACTAAAGGTATCCGTGAGCTACTTAAGCAAAAGGCAGAAAATTAAAATATCTTGCCTCTAATGTTATCTTCATTAAAGATACTTGACTGGCGTTCTACTATCTTTTTGTACTTTTCCAAACCATTAACATGCACCTTTCTGAATACATCATTTGGCACTTCATAACTAAAGATATCACCAGTCTTATTATTCATTGATTCTATAAATATAGTAGCGTTATCATCATAAACATAACCGGAGTCCTGTAGCTCATTCATGTATTTCTTTATGCTGCTTAATTTTCTTGCAGTAATTTTCCCTGTTTGATAGACTTCCGGTGATGCTATGCGTATTCCACTAAAATTATCATCTATCGCTATTCTATATGTCCCCATTTTATCAAATAGGTCCATCATCTTTTTATCGTCCTTGAACACTTTTCTCACAGCAGTACCTTTATTAAGTATAAGCCTTTGTATTGCTGCGATATGCATTCCGTCAACACTTCCCTTCCCAACATACTTTCCATCAGGAGATATAAACAATGCATCCTTGGCATCATCATGCTTCTCAATAACATCCCAGAGTTTGCGAAACGTACCGCGTCTTTCACTTGCTTTCTTCGCTGTTTTTACGATAGGCGATGCCTCACCAAGTGTAGATAATTTATCTGTTAACCATGACACAGCGGATGATACCTGTTTGGCTACAGATGTCATCATGGCATCTTGAACACTAGCTACCTCCGGCAGCCACACATCCTGAAACTTTTCCCAGTCAGGATTCTTATGAAAATCCATCATCTTTATATAACGTTCTTTAAACCTATTAGCCATATATTCGACGCCTTCATCTATATATCTGCCAACAGTTTTCTCAGATTTCTCATACGCTGGCTGGGGTATAGGTTCAAGTACCTCCCAGTGCTCATCCTCAAATCTACGTTTATATTTAAGCATATCCATTACTGGTTACCCCCATATTGACGTTTAATTTTCTTCTTTAATCGTTCCTGTATCTTAAATCTCTTGCGATAATACCGCGCAGAGTTATCACTTTGTTCTGGTAATTGTACCGGAGTAACTGTTTGTACTGCAGTTATAAATGGATTCTCCTTATCATTCAAATATTTACCAACAGTGCCAGCAGCCTTATCTACTATCCCTAGTGGGTAAAATGTTTCAAATAGTTTATCTATTGCTTTCACCGTGTCTTTGGTAAATATTGGGTTACCGTTAACATCTAAGTCAACACCAAGTGGTTTACCATCTAACCCTAGTTTATTCAGCCAATCCTGCACAAACTTCCATTTCCATCCACGTGAAAATGCATACTTTTGCCCCTTCCTGCTTTTGCTTGGTAGCAATGGAGAGTCCGTAAACAGCTCCTGTCCAGTTGCAAACTCGTATGGTGTCTTAACCAACGGTGACATTTTCTCCGTTAATATACGGCCAACCCTTGAAGGATCAGTAGACCTTATAGCCTCATATAAATCACTATACGGAAATGTAGCATATCTACGTCCACCGGCAGTATCTGAAATATATCTAGGGGTTAACCCGGCTAACCATTCTGGCATACCTTCTCGCTGCTCAGCAGTAGGGGCTGTACCTATATTTCTACGTATCTTATCCATAACTGCTATCTTGCCAACTTTCTGTAGATCAAGCAGGCCATTAAACCAGTACGGTATATTACGTGTATAGAATGTCCAGAAAGGTATTAACCTCTTTGCCAGTGTACGTTCAAGTTCCTGTACTTTCTGGTAATCAAAAAACGTTTTCTTAGTTATATCTGCTGCAACGCGTTTTGTATGGTCATCAAGTATCGCGCTCAACTTGGGTCCTTTCTTTTGTCCCTTATATATAGTATCCATAAGAAAGTCTTCGAAACCATTTTTCTTAAGAAAGTCTACCTGATTCAGGAATGTAGTAGACCTTGCTGTGGACTCCATCATTGTACCTAATTGAAACGGGGCTATCATCCACATTTCTTTCTTTGTGAATGGTATACGGCCTTTTTGTAGAAAATCCATCTGTGCCCTGAATGGTGTTGCAGCTTTGTCAAAAAACTTTTTAACCTTATCTGCAAATTTTTTAGGGTCCTTTGTGAACTCGTCAGCAATATTAGACCTACCGCGATACAATCTTACTATATCTGCATGCGGATCTCCTATCATGGAATACATAGGATTTTCAAGCACTCCATATTTAAGTATGTCTGCACTATCTTTATGTCTGAATATGCCCGTTTTGTTTTTTGTTATATCTAATATATCTTTCCATAGCTTCTTATTGTAGCCAAAAGCAGCAGTTCTTATGGTGGTTGGTATATCGTTTTCGATATAAGCCCTGCCAAGGTTACTCCAATAGTTTGTACGTAACCATGATATATTACCACCAAGCATCAGTGTCTTAATGAAATGATGTATCTTGTCATAACCTTTTAGGAAGTCCTCAAAGCCGGCCAGGTATTTATCTTTTGGGCGCATATTCTTAACCGCGCCCGCAATCTGCAGCATTTGCCGTTCCTTCTTGTCCAAGAAGTTATATGCCATCCTCCTGTAATACTCAGCATGTTCACGCATAATGCCATCTTCTGTAACCTTTATTCCATCAAGAATTGACCTTGCTTCTATATCTGCCGATGCATTTATATCGTCTATGTTAGCCTTTAGATATGCAATATCAGTATCAAGTCTTTCCTTAAACGCTTTACGGGCAGCCTTATTCATATTCTTGCCCGGCTTCCTACCTTTCAAGAAATCTATAGCCTGATTAATTGATGTAGTTTGTTCTTTTGCCCATTTATCCAGCTTGCCTATCTTGGCAGTAGCAACAGGATCACTTATAGCATAACGCAAAGGGACCATGCGAGGGTTAGCAAGGTTTCCTGCCTCATCATACAACGTACCAGTAGCAAAATGTATTTGCGCCTTATCTCTGGTTATAGCATTAAGATACTCATTCATGGTACGTACGTCTTGTTTTGCATGTATCTCTGGTACATAAAATTCTAAACCAACGAGGTTAGATTCAGTCTCAAGATTATACTTCTCTTTGATACGATGCATAAATGCTCTGTGTTTATCAAATCTGGTAAACACATCTTTATCTATATCTTTGCCTAATATTTGTTCAATGTTTTCTCTTGACCACGCATTAGCTTCTTTTGTTATTTCGTCCAGTTCCTTAGCTTTTTCATATGGAACACTTTTGGTTTTCGCTACATCTATACCCAAACGTTCTTTAATTAGCCTTGCTCTTTCCTTAAGCATGGCAGCCTTAAGCCTACGTTCCATAGACACAGCAGCTACAAATTCGGCAGGAGACAGTTTGCTTCCTAGCGCAGCAGCTTCTTCTGATTGAATTATTTTTACAGTAGTTCTTAACTTCTCACCTGCATCACGGGCACCGACGAATGATTCAGATACGGCAACTGGTTGTTTTAGCTTTTCTGCCTCGGCGTTATATAGTGCCTTTTTGGTAGCCTCGTACTTTGTCCTTTCAGCAGGAGTTAACGTTTTAGGTTTTGGAAATTTCTTCTTTAGCACCTTGTTAACTTTAACCTCTGCCATATTTCGTATGTCTTTTTCAAGCATACCAAGATGACCCGGAACCTTACCTTCTTTAAATCCTCTAGCTACTTCATGGTATGCATCTACTACCCTATTAGACCCAGTAGATAGTACCTTCCTGAGCGTCGGGAATATCTTTCCTGCCCCCCATACGCCAACAGCCCCAAGTAACCCATTCATAACTTTATTGGCAATATGACTGTCAGGGTTAGACATGGAGTAGCCATACATACCGCCAAGAGCATATTTCGATACGCCAGTAATATATTTCCAATCACTAGCAGCCTTCTTTAATATTTCAGCACCTTTAGCGTCCCATGTTTTCTGTATTTTATCAGGAAACCCGCCCATATTCTTAACGGCTTGAGCGGCCATATATTTTGTACCAATGTCATATTTCTGTAAGAACTTACCAAGGTGGCGAGGAGCCATGCCAAGTGTCGCCAGCCCTGCTCCAGCCCCAAGTATTTTTGCAGCTAATGGAGCATCGTCCGGTACAGCAGCAGCCCCTGTAGCAGCTCCTACAACTGGTCTAACTGCAGCAAACGGAGTACCCAGTACTTTTAATGCTCTGTTTAATCTTGATGCTTTCGCCCCCAGTCTTGCGGCTCTTGTAGTCTTGGCTACACCCTGTATTGCTTTTGAAACACCACCACTCATTATAACAAGTGGATCGCTCACAAGGTCTATACCAAAGTCTGCTGCAAAATCAAACACATCTCCTAATTGAAATTTGCCGTCATCAACACCAGCACGCAGCTTTTTACCGAATAGTTTTTCAGTTATTGCATCCTTTACTTCTGTTGGTGATGTATAGTGTTCTATTTTTATAGCATCCAACACATTACGTAACCTTGCCATAGATGGATTAATTGCTGCCATCTCTGCTGTACGTGTAATATTACCAAGATAATCAAGCCCGCGAGTTACGTTATCTACCCAGTCCCACGCACTAGGCTCACGCTGCGCTGCCCTATATCTTGATTTGTAAACTTTAGCCATTAACTACCTACTCAGTTATTTCAAACCCTTGTTTGCGCATGAAATCTTCCTGCTGTCTGCTTAACACCTCAAACGCTTCATTGATCGTAGTAGCTTGACCTGCTCTCATTATATTAGCAGCCTGAGCATACAGTTGATTTCTTGTCCTAGGTTTATATCCTTCTACGTTCTCTGCCATACCCTTTTCTTCTTCAATCAGACCCTTTGCTGCACGTTCAAGCACATCATTATCCTGAACACCTTTTATTATTTTGGTATATACGCTCTGTATATCTGCCTGCTTCTTTGCACCTTTTAAAAAGTCTTCATCGCCTCCGCCCATCATAGCCTTTAACCGTTTTCTTTCTTCATCGCTTTTTCTTATATCAAGCTGCTGTAGCTTAAGTGCCAGGTCTGCTGCATCTTTAGCTCTGCTAAGATTCTTGCCTTGACGTTGCTGTTTCGATTTGAATATTTCAACCTTACGATTTAGCTCATTTTGTCTCAACTTTGTCTCAAATTCAAGTTCCTTTATGGCTATGTCTTCATTACGTTGTAGTCTCTTATCTTTATATATAGCTAACTTGTCTTGTAGCTGAGATACGAGCAAATCTCTTTCATCACGTGTCATTGGCTTCTCATATGACGCCAACAGATTAGATCCTGTCCATGAATCTACCAACGCTATAGCCGGAGACAAGTCTGTTTTGATGCTACGTTTCTTTAATTTTCTTAATAAATCCTCTGTTCCTTTTAATCCGGTACTCTCATGACGATGTATCTTCTTGAGTTTATTGAGTAATCCACGTAAACTCTCAAGCTTCAAGGTTGCCTCAGGTCCGCTTCTTGGGGTGCCCTTCAATAGTTTGGTTGCAAGACCTAAATAATCTTGCATAGGGGACAACCTCGGCATCATTCCCTGAGCAATTTCTTCCTTCTGCTCCTCGTCATAATTCATATACAGAGGGCTATCCCATTCTTTTTGCTTTTCCCCTTTAAAGGTAGGCTCAAAATTTATAATATTTTTATCTGGATAATCTACCGCGTCACCACGTAACGCTGTCGCACTCTTGGTTGGATCAAGACCTGACTGGTTCATATAATATTCAGGTTCCCAAAACCACGTATAGTCTTCACTTTTTCTATCTGGAAGATCCCCACGCTCTTTATATGCCTGTTGTGCCCATGGCTGCTTAGCAACCTCTGCGTAATATTTTAAAAAGTTAGGATCAGCAAGCGCATCTGGCGACGCAGCAGGCTTTTTTTTGTTTATCGGATAACTTGCCATTATATCTCCTTAGTAACCTTTTTTAGCATACATGTTTTGATACAGACGAATAAGGGATCGTCTCTCATATGGATTCATATTATCCCATGATTGTTGAGTCATATATTGATTTAGTTCCTCAGGGACCTGCTCTTTTATCCACATTGAGCTTGCCTCCTCTGGCCCATATAGATTCCCAGCATCAATTCCTTTCAGTCCAGCAGCCCTGCTTGCTTCCCATTCAGGACTACCTTTCTTTAAATCTTTTACAGCTTCAGTATTTTTCCCCTGTTGATATGTTGCTGCTGCTGCAACGCCACCCTGCAATAAAGTTCCAAACGGATCAGCCCTGAAATGTTCCCTTTTTTGCGGTTTATTGCCCAACCATGGTGAATACACTGTTTCCAGTGCATAATCTCGTGCTGCTTCCTTCTTTTCTTTTTTCTCTTTTTTTTCGTCATATGCTGCCTTAGCTAATGACGCACCCATAATTATTGCGGGAAGTACCCATCCTGCCATTTTACACCTCCGATACAGCGGGCTCAACCATACCAGATTGATCCTCGTCATAATATAAATCAAAATTCTTTCTTAAAAACTTAGACTCTGCTTCTTTATTCTCATCACCATTAACTATATTCATTGCATTTGTTAACTCGCTTATATGTTGATATAACCACTTTGTTTCCTGTGCTTCGTTCCCATATTCAACAATAAGTTCCCTCGCCTTATTAATGTCTTCTACAACACTACCATCCCTCATGCGTCTCTTGAAATCATCTTTAGGTATATTCATTATCCAGTACGACATATGTTACTCCTAATAATCCGAAGATACTTCCTGCGCTAAGTTTCTAGATGCCCATGCTTTCATCCTCTGCTTGTACATCTGATTCATTAGATTAAGCTTGTTTTGTTCATCTTGCGATATTGTACCAGCCCTGCCATACGCTCCAGATACACCATGTTGCGCTGCCGCACTACCAATGTTTCCTATGTTGGCCATAGCAGCGCGAGGATCGCCACCAATTCCTGAATATAATCCCTGCGTTGTCTGTCCCCATTTAGATTGCTGCTGGCCTTTCTGCGCACCCAATGTATATTGTGCTGCAGCACTAGGTCCTCCCTGCGTTGCTAAACCATGTAAATGCCGTTCATACCCACTTGGGTATTGCCATATTGAAGGATCACCATGTGTTACACCTGGGCCAAACCCTTGCGGTCCATTAGGACCAGCACCAGGCAACGAATTCAACACATAATCGACAGGACCAGTTATAGCATGTGTTGGATTTTTAACTGTTTTTTTTATTTCATTCCACAAACCCATTGTTTACTCCTTCTAAAACGGGAGGATACCACTGTCGTCTTTTGCTGCATTGTATTCTATCCTATGAGACATCTGCCTGGCTGCCCATGCCTTCATTCCCTCATCATATAGCTGTTGATATATACTTTGTTTTTGCTGTTCCCCGGCACCCAATATTGATTGTTTCCCAACACTTTCTGCACCGCGCAATTGTTGTCCAACCATGCTTTGCGTATTACCAACTTGCCTGTTTATGGCCTTTGTGTCCTGAGCAGTTAATCCGCCTGCCATAGCCTTAGATTGCTGAGCATATTGTCCGGCACCTGCTATTTGTCCACGCGTTCTATTCCAAACAGATCCCATATCAGCACCAAATCTACCAAGCTGATATCGCGTTGATGCACTTGGACCAGTTTCTGGTGCCTGCGCCTCAAGCAAATCCCTAAACTCTGCAGGATAGTCCCATGGAGATGTAGTATTAATAGCCATTATTACCTCCAGTTATTATAAAATGAGCCATAGAAGTCGTCGTAATAACTCATGTCTGGCCTAATTTTGGCAGATTCACTATCTGGAACCATCCTGTTTAATGTCTCTACCATCATCTTTCTTTCATTATTAAGATCCATTATTGCTGTCTGCAACATTGGGTCAATACCTTTTTTCTTTAAGCATCTAACCTTTGCATACCATATTACAAAACTTTCAAACTCTGGTATATCACACTCATCATCATCATCAGACAACTGCTTTGCATCCCTTATGTACCATACCTTTACATTAGAAACAGAATCCTCACTTGCTGGAGGGTACAGTTTAATCTTTGGACCTGTTACCATCCTAACTATATCGGTTGCTATAGTTCCAGCTATACCATCTGTAAGTGTTGCAGTAGTAGAACTTCCGACAGCACTTACTATATCTGAGCCCCTATTTGTAGCTCCAGTAGAATCAAATACCTGTATTTCATCCCCTATACCAAGGTTATGGCTTGAGGAAAATGTAATGACTTTATCCGTATAATCAGTAATCGCTGTCCCTATGGCTACAGAATCCCCAGGATTAATAATGAAATACATATAATCAAATGTATCATCGGTATCAATAAGTGCTTCCTCATCAAAATATCTGATACGTTTAATCTCATATTTGTCATTATCATCTCCTTCATAATATATAGCTCTTATCTTATTGGCATATATGTCAGAAGGCAAACTATAGGTTTCAACGCCATCTGTTAACGGTAGATATATACGAGAAAGAAAATAATCCTCATACAGGGTATGTATTTCACGTTCAGCCTCAGATATACCCTCATTTATATAGCTAGTTAACTCAGGGTCCGTAACAGAGTCATCCTCATCAAAACCAATATCTCTCCTGATTTTGGTTATTAATTCACTTAAAGTCACAGTTCCTCCTCATGCGTTCCTACATACATCCTTATATTTACTGCACCATCAGTTGTCAAATATATATATGTATCATCAAAATCATCCCAGTGTATTGTAACACTTGTGCTATCGTCATTTGTCTTCGATAATATTATAACATCTTTTGGGGCAAATTTCAAGTTGTGTGCTATGGCAGCATCAGCGGATGCAGCGGAAAACTGTTTTTCTATATATTGCCATTTTCCTTTCATCCATGGTTGTTCTTGCGTAAGCTCTTCCTCTATACCTTTTAATGCATCATAAATATACTTGTCTTTTATATTTTTAAGATCAATATTAATCATTACCGTAATCATCCTTTGCTGACTTATATTCCCCGCCTGTATCACCAATAACTGCGTAGTCAAATGTTATGGCTTTTAGCCTTAATATCTCGCCATCAGGCACACCATACATTTCCCATTCATATCCAGCACCATTTGAGATTGTATCAGCAGGAGTAGTTATCTGTATCTCTGTGTTAGAATCTCTTGACGCTATTGGCCAATATCCACCGTCTATATACACCCTGAGACCAAGTATATTACTTGGCCATGTACCACTAGCAAGCGTAAGCGATGGAGTCGTTGTTGCACCATCAGACACCGTAACGGTGTCATAGTTGTCTGATGCAAACAAACATGTATCTGTATCATCATCCGGGTTAGATATCTGTAGCGATTTATATTTTGTCCGTAGCGCGGCACCGGGAAAATTTCTTGTCTTTATTATAGATGAAGAACCTAACGATGTTGGTATTCCAGATGGTAATGTATATGATTTACTATAGAAGTCTGTCTCACCATAGTTAACGTATCTTATCTGGTGTAGCTCTTTTGCCGTAGAATTGTCCATATCGTAAGATTTAAGCAAAAGGGTTAACGTAGCATTATCTACATATTCTGCAGTAATAGTAACAGATGGAACCCATTTATAATTAGTTGCTGAGTTAAAATATAGATTAACTGTTCTATAGGTATGCGGTATATAATCATATAACGTGTCGCTTCCAGATATGTGCAAGTCTGTAGTATAGTCACTATTATGTTTAAATAAATAGCTATCGTCATTTGCTCGCAATAAGTTAAAATCTTTGTCGACCAAAATAGATGCTGGTGCAAATGAGCTATTTGACCCTCCCCATTTAAACCAACTCTTACTGTCTATATCGTACCCCATGATTATTTCATTCTCTGTAGATCCAGAATCTTCATAACAAGCCCAGTATACTCGCCTATTCTTAGCATCATATGTTCCCATAACTCGTTGCTTTGCGTCATCCCCCGCAGACAATATGTTGGTAATGGTCTCTTCCAGACCACGGGATATTAACACTATTCTCGTTCCGTCGGTAGCATAGAACCCGGAAGTATGCATAAAGTATAATACGTTATCTGCCTTAACAATACTATTATTTCCAACCGCCCCTATTATATTACTAACTTCTTTTACAAATACGTACCCTCCACCAGTATTGCTATATACGCCCTCTAGTCTCCATATAGCATTCTCACCAAACACTATTGGGTATTTGTCTAAATTATTTATTCCCTTTATTTCATCAGGTACATCTATATAGTTTTGTAATGGGGCAGCATTAAAATTATATTGTTTCGACTGTTGAATCCTGTCTGTATAATCATTTGTCCCGTCACTAGTATTTGCGTACCAAGTGTAACCATTGTTTGTGCTGGCTACATATTTGCACATTGGCGGCGGATCGTTCTCTAATATTCCACCATATGTATACATTGTGGCACCAAGCTCGTTATCTGCTGTATTATCGCATATAGTTACAGTAGAGTTCTCTTCATTGTCAGAATTATATATAGAGCTTACAAATTTACACTCAGTCCCACCATCATCAGTTCGATAAATCTCTATCTCCATGTTCGTGGTATCCCTGCCATCACTTTCTGACGCAGCCGATATATCTGATAGTGTTATAATTGCAGCACCATCTCCTCCTACCGTTGTTTGAGATCCTGACGTATGGTCTGAATGTAGCGGAATAGTTATCGGAACACCACGAATTTCATATTGCTTTCCATCTATTGTATATTTATGATTGCATATAGCTTTATAGGTATACGAGCTTGATCCATTTTCACCTATCTCTGTATCCTCAACAAAATAACCTCCCCCCACCTCTGGAGCATTAGCATTAAGATTCGTTATATCTACAGAGCTTGAAGTGGCAACACCTGATATAGTACTTGTAAATACAGCAGCACCATGACTGTCACATATGGTTATACTATCTCCAACATTTCCAGGAGCAAGCCCAGTATCTGTACGAAAATAAATTCTATCTGTATCACGATAATTGATTACCTTATAATGTTTCACATATAAATTTGAATCTTCATTGACGCTTAAGCCACCTGTTCTAACTATTACACTATTGTTATCTTGACGTATATCATCTGTGAATACCATATGAGGGTAAACAGGAGCATCACCAGTAACTAACATAAGCTTATTATGTGGTATACAAGAATTTGTTTCATCACAACTTGTAAAATTACTAGTTGTATTCTGATTAACAGGAAGCAACATGGTTTCACCTATTATAGCGTGTTCATCAGTGAGTCCTTGATAATCTGCTGCTTTCCATTCAATATATATACAATAATCTTCACTACCATCTATATCTATTACACCAACAGAAAGACCGCTTGACCCAGAAGTGTACCCAACATAATCTTCGTTAAGCAATCCAGTAGAAGTGTTTGTACACCCAACATAATACGTATGCCCAGCATCATTAGCATGCGATGAGTCATATGACGATGACTTATCTATTCCTATCCTAAAAACACCTTTAAAAACATCAAAGTAATCAGTCTTTAAAACATATGTTCCAGAACTAACTGTCCCCCCGCTTAATACGATATATGCATAGTCAGAAGAAGATCCAAACCCAAAGCCCGAATCACATTCTATTTCAGTACCTGCATTTACAGTAAAATCACCACTTGTTGTCCAAGAATTATAATCATCAAGCACATTTGAACTGTCGGCAGCACTATACTCAGGATCTGGTATCCATGTTGTGTCTGATTTTAGTATTTTGCCTTGAACATGTCCTAGTACTTCATCGTTGTGTTCAAACAACTTGTTCGTTCTATATGATGTAGAAGCTTGAAATTTTTTATTAGTATCATCATAAAAAGTACATCCCGGTCTTGTCTCAAGTCCACCATCTTTTGATGGTTCCAGATTATCTTGTGTTTGTGCATACCCAGGATCACCAGTATTCTTATGATCGGTCAAGCCTTTAAAGTTAGTTATAGTTAATTTCTTTGCTTCCATATATTTCCTATACTATTTGCGTATCCGTCCCCGCATCATCAGTAAACCACAATTCACATGGCGTTGTGTTCTTAACCCATAGCTGTCCATAACCAGCCACATCAGCAAGACCATCAGCCTGTTCTTTCATAACAAAACTTCCTGTTATATACACACATGTGTTTGTTGAGTCTCCGAGCACGATTTGATTATTAAGGGTTGTCGCACTATCTTTACCAATACAAACTGAGTCTGTGTGCGCTGCATTTGCAGACTGTCCAATCCCTATAGAATACGACGCCGTTGCCTGTGCATTTCCTCCCATAGCCAAAGATCCTGTATTTGTTGAGTCAGCATGATAACCAATAGCAATTGCTTGTGCCCCGGAAGCCACCGTACTTCGCCCAATACATGTGGTTGATCCAGCAGAAGCGTTTGCAGAACTTCCAAAAGCAGTTGAATGATCTCCTGTTGCTTGCGCTGCATAACCAAGAGCAGAGGAAAAATTTCCAGTAGCATCTGTGTTGTAGCATACGGCTGTAGATGAAGTTCCGCTTGCTACGGCACCCCTTCCAATTGCTACAGACTGCCCACCAGAGGCTATCGAATAATAACCCATTGCAATGCCATATGTTGACACGGAAGCTTGAGCGTTCCCGCCAATAGCAATCGTACCTATTTGGGTAGCATCGGCTCCATTTCCAAGCGCAACAGTATATGCTGCAAGAGCTGTAGTATTGTCTCCTATGGAGATTGCTCTGTCTGCGCTAGCCGTAGCAGCATCACCAATGGCGATACACCCATCGGCAGATGCTGTAGCCCCCTCGCCAATTGCAATTGTATCAGTAGACGTGCTCTGTGAGCCTACACCAATAGCAATAGCACTTATTCCTGTAGCATCTGTTCCCTGACCAAGACATATTCCATTTGCTGCTGTGGCATCCGAGTTATACCCTATTGCAATTCCATAGTTTGCAGATACAATGGCATCCCATCCAAGGCAAATACCACCAACATTACCAGAAGAACTTGTAGCCCCTATAACAACACATCTGTTTGCTGTTATAGTTGCGCTTCTTCCGATAGCAACTCCATCTGTACCACTTAAATCTATACTTGATGCGTCACCTATTGCTATAGCCCAAACACCATCGCTATCAGCAGAATCTCCAATAGCTACCGCTGAGTTTTGAGTTGCTTGAGCAGCATACCCTATTGCTATTGCTTCATCACCAGTAGAATTAGCATCATGTCCAAGTCCTATCCCACTTGTCCCGGAAGCAACAGCATCACTTCCTATATCAAAGGCATCAACATCTGGATCAAATCCCGCCGCACTCGTTAATAAATTAGTATCCGTCCCGGTATCATCCGTAAACCATAATTCGTTTGGCGCAGCATTTTTTACCCATAGCTGGCCCTGACCTGCAGTATCTGCTGCAGCAGCAGCTTGTTCTGTCATATACATGCTGCCGGTTAACAACAGTTTGCTTCCATCAAACGTAAAGTTTGCCTCACCATGTACGTTATCCGCATCAGTAAACGTAACTATTCTATTGTCTGCACCATCAGAATATCCAAGCCCACCTCCGCCAGCATTATCATCTACGTATTTCTTTATAGATTGCTGGGTACATAAATCTGTTGCGCTATCACTTGCCATATCATCTTCATCTAATATTCCAGAAACTTCTGTTGTATCACCAATGTTTAAAGAATCAGATATGATAAGCTTACCCTCTTCTTCAGATCCTACAATGTTTAAGGTTCCGTTAACTGTTTTTCCGTCTGCCGCTACTATGTGATTCATGTGTGAATTAACTGTTGCAGTAGCCCCTACATAAAATGATCTTGCATTCCCCCCTGATGATTCTATTTTTATGTTATTTCCTGTTACAACTTGGTTTACCGTACCTGCAATATAAAATCCGTATGCATTATTTGTGTCATTTCTAACGTATATATCATTATACTCTGTTTCACCACTAATGGAACCAGCTATATATATTGCTCCAGTAATATCTGCATCATCATCTAAAACATCTATATCACATCTGTCAATAACGCACGTCCCGCTATTATCTCCATACGAAAGTGTTGTACCAAACGCTGTCCCACTGCATTCAATGTCTAAATCGCTATAACAAAAAATAATACTAGAGCCTGCTCCTTGAATTATAGCAGACTTAAAAGATCCTCCGCCACCGGCAGTACAGTTCCCAGTATGGATATATTTCATTATTGAGTGGTCAACAATTATTGTTCCAGTGCCACTAAAAATACTCGGTTGGCTAACACCTGCTATATTTGCGCTTGATGTCATGTTTAACCGGCAAACAAAAAGCTTAATTTCCCCAGAGCCTGTTACAACTGGTATGGCAGTTGTTGCAGCAGATACTTGAAGTTGAATATTTACAATCCTACAATCAGTATGTGCTCCAAAATCACATATAGTGGAATCAGCCTGGGTAACTATAATTTGTGGTGGCCTGGCGATACCAGCAATACATTGATTGTCAGCAGTAAAATTAATAGTATCAGTATATGTACCGGGGTATACAATAAACAACTCCCCTCCAGACGTGTTTGCGTCTAGTGCTGCCTGTATGCTTGTATAGTCTCCACCACTCGGAGATATAGTGTAACTCTTTTCAGGATTAGTACAAAGTGCATCTATATACGCTTTTATGCTTTGTTGCGTTGCTGCTTGCGTTTCACTATCAGAAGATAGATCATCCTCGTCCAGCATTGTGAAATGTTTCGTAGCATCAGCTATATGCGTATCTATTGCCCCATGAGTATTAACTCCGACATTAGATATTTTCGTTGGGTCTGTGTGGTCTAACGGTAAAGCAGTAACATCGACTAAATCTAATGAGCCAGTAAATGGATTAAATTTATACGACACTATGACCTCGTTATAGTTTCAAGTCTATCACTTACATCATACCCAAGAGTAAGTGTGGCAACTGTTGTTCCACCTGCCCCGCCTGTCTTATAGGTAACTGTTTCTATCTCTCCTGCTCCTGGAGCAATTCCAGTAACATATGTTAACGCGATATAGTCATACTTTTTGGGAACAAGACTAGATGCAATATTAACTAGCAAACTCCCATTAGCATCGACTATTAACTTCTGGTAATCAGACTCTGCTCCCTCTGTATATGCAACATATGGCTCACTACTTCCCATTAAGTATCTCCAGCATTGTTCTTTGGTTTGCCTCTATACTATCAAACCTGCTAACTATTAAATCAATTATTGAATCTACCCTTATGTTAGTCGCGTACACCAGATGCACTGCCAACATCGTTGTTATCACTGCCGCCACTATCGCTCCGTAAACTTCCAGCCTCTTCATTTATTTCCCTAAGCACTTGCAGTTTTTCTATTAGTTTATATACATTTACATACTGTTGTGCCGCTAAATAGTTTATAACTTCTTGCAATAAAGCTTCCGTGATGAGAAACTTACGCATACATCCTCCAATGGACAAGGGCGGCCCGGGGTATACCCAAGACCACCCTCAATTCGTAATTAAACGCCTTTTCTTCCAGCACCACTCATCTCTGCCTGAGGTGAACTCTCAGGAAGATCAAGAGGGGTTACGCTTTCTACATAATTGTCAAGAAAGTTTTTCAGTTTCTCAAGAAGAGCACGAAGCCTTAATTCGTCAAACGAAATAAGTCCAGAGCCCTTTCTTGCACTCTGTGAATCTACAACTTCCTCACGAGTAACAGCCATTATCCTAAGAACGTCATTGACGATCTCAGACTCAACTATTGAATCTTCTGGAGCTGCCGAGATAGAAAACTTTCTCGGGTGTGACTCTGGAAGATCAAGCTGTGGCTGCGCTACAACCCAATCAAGATAAGTGTTAAAGCTGTTTAGGTAATCATACAACCTTGCCTTATCAAATTCATTTAGTTCGCTTCCGCCACTAGAAACAGATTTCCATAGTTCAAACCGAAACCTGTCAAGCCTCTGAATAAGACCAACCAAATCATGGTTATACACTTCCATTTATCCTCCTAGTTCTCCTATTTAAGTTACGCTATCGGATCAAAAAGAGTTCCTCCAGCGTCTCCACCAACGTAGTTGTTGCAAAAACCAGTATGCGTTGCACCCTGAGTTATACTAGTTGCACAGTTCATTACATAGTTATCATAAACTATTAACATCCCTGCTGTTGGAGCATTTACCACTTCTATTCCCGTATCTCCGCTGTTAGCACCAATTATTTTATTACCTGCTATTATCGTATCCGGTCTACCAGCAGCAGTTGGTACATGTGTTATCCCTGAATAGTTTGCCTCAACAAGTATGATGTTATCATTATAGCGGGCTCTTGTATAATTTGAGTAGATAACATCCCCTGCATACGACCTGAATAAACAATTTTCTACATGTAGATCAGGTGTATCACATGTTGAATCATATTCTTTTATTGCAGCAGTAGCAGTACCCCATCCATCAAATTTACAATCATGTATATGAACTTTATAGCAAGCATCTGCATTAGCTTTTCCTAGTTCAATTGTTGTATCAGCATAAGCATGGGCAAACCCAAGGTGTGCAATCTCAACCTCGTGTGCGCTTATCTGTATCATTGGATATGCAGCATCACTGTAAAGTAATGTTTTATAATGATTGTTAGAGGTATCACATCCAAAAAGTTTTAATCCCTGTACATCTATTATTATTTGTTCATCTTCATATGTTCCTGGGCCAATGTATATGGCATCATAAGAAGATGCTCTTGAAATAGCATAAACTATAGTCTTGAATGACTGATCCCATGTTTGGCCATCTCTTGAAGCAAGATCGCTACCATTGGTTCCGTCGACATATAAAACATCGCCTTCCGGTAAGAACGTTTTATTACTATCTAGGAGATCACCAAGACCGTATTGCTTTGCTACGCCATGTAGCGAGTTGAATCTAAATCTAGCTTCCGATCCTATTCCAGACATTTTATATTCCCTTCTTTAAGGCCGGGGAGCTGTTAACTCCCCGGGGTCCTCGTTAGTCGCTTAGTAGCTTATAGTATGTATAATACCACAATGAGACGGAGCATGCACAACAAGCTCACCGAACAAACGTATATCAACGATATATGTATATCCACTTGCAGCACGACTCATAAAATATTCCTCATTCCCACCGTGACGTTTCCTGTCAAAGAAATGGGAACCGTAGAACTTAAGAGCACTCCAGTCCATAACCAGTATTACATCAGTATCTATATCCCTGATGCCCGTAAGTGTAAGCTCACCTTCAGGACCAAGAACACTTAGTTTTCTCCATCCATATCCGCCAGAAGTATCACCTTTAGTATACCTCTTGTTTACTTCGAGTGTTTTAGCACATTCAGCAAAATGAGACAGATGCATAATCATTTCAGTAGGATTACCTTTTCCAAGAGTAACTACTTCATAGTAAGCATCAAACAAGCTATCAAGAATATTAGCAGCAGTTATAGCACTTCCATCAATATTCTGTGCCTGAAGATACGGATATGTCGTTTTGGTTTCTCCAAATATTGTAGCATCTCCACCATTAGTAGATGAAAGAAGTTGTGACCTGAGCGACGTAAATGCAACAGCAGTTCCAGGCTGAGCACCTGGTGTATACAGCTTAGCGTTCTGCGCAGTAGTCATATCAGTTAAAGCACCATCGCTACCTGTGACTGTATTAGATGCAGCACCGCCTCTTGCTGTGGAAACAGTTATTGTCTTGGCATTCATGTCTATTGATATAACATAAGAATACCCTGCTGTACTATCGTCGTCATCAATATAGACTTTTTCACCAATTGTAAATCTTTCCGGGTGGTTTACGTTAATTATACCTGTTCCAGCATCTCCGCCATCCGCTGTAAACGTATCTATCCATGCTCCATTTAAAAGCGTATGCGATACTCTTTCAGCCATCCTGCTAAGAAATTGATTAAGTTTTCCTGGTAGAATCGACAAGAAAGATGCCTGCATGTTACCATGAAGGTCAAGATCCTTTTCATAGAAAATCATAGTTCCCCACAATTCCCTATAGTTTGTTACTGTCCCAAGAACATATTTTCCCTCTGCAATATCATCCGATGCCGTAAGATTACCAAATGACAGTGAGCTATATTCTCCGCCCTCAAATGGAACTTGCATGGAGCCACCAAACCAGTTTTCATCCTTCGGGACCTTGTTCCAAAAGTAATTACGCTTTTTCATTTCTTCGTTAAGAAGATCGAAAGGCATAAATACTTTCAACATATCGTTAAAAGGTAAGTCCTCCTGGCCAGTATATGTAGTAGCCATTATCTATCCTCTTCTGACCATAGAATAACCTCCGGTCTTCTTCAAAGCCTCGTTCTTAAGTCTGAGTAGATCATCCATGGAGGTTATCTTTTGAGACACTTCAGATCCAGCAGTAGTCCCACCAGCATCCTTTATTGTCTCCTTTGTGGTCTTTTTTGTTATTGTTCTTTTAGGTGTTCCTTTAGCAACAGCCTGTGGCTTAAAGTCATCACCATACCCAAATCTCTTTTTTGCTACTGCAACAGCTTCTGATACCGTAAGGTCTTTTTGTGCATTATGCCAATGTGCTATAGCTATATCTCTTACAGATTGCTCAAAAGCACCATCGCCAAATTTAGTATCAAAGTCTTTTACAATATCAGTATTCTTATTAAGCTCTTCCTTAAACTCCATGTTATGTGCCCTTGCGTTGATGTCACGCATTTGTTCCATAATCATCTTGTTCTGCGTTTCAAGCTCATCTCTTCTTGCTTTAGCAGCAGCCGATTCATCTATACGGCTTTTTTCTGCAGGGGACATCTGTAAATAATCTAACTTTTTATTAGCATAATCGAATACATCATCATCTGATATTTTCAACGTTTTAAATACAGTGTCCATATCCTTGCTTTCGAGAAGCTTTTGGAAATTGTCTAACCCACTACGCACTGCTTCTGACTCTGCTCTTGTCTTTTCTAGCCTCTCCTTAGTTTTGTCGAGACCATACGCTTTCTCATAGAGTTGACGAAACATGGTTTCATTCTCTTGATTAATTAATGGTTTAGCCCAATCTTCAATCTCTTTCTCTTCGCCGTAAGATTTAACAACGTAATTAGGTGTGTACTCGTCTAGCTCTGGTTCGCCTTCTTCGCCACCCTCATCACTAACTTCGCCAGGTAAGATTTGGTTATCTTCTGGCTCTTCTGTAACATTTTCCTGATTGGTTTCATCAGGTTCTTCTGACAAGTCCCGTGTAGAACGGTACTCTTCAGCAATTTTGTTCAACTTATCAGTAAGGTTTTCTGACGTAGCTTCTTCCATAAATACTCCTATTGGACAGGCGCCATCTGTGATTGGACAGATGCCTGACCAGCTTTCATTATATTAGCCACCTCAGCTAGATTCGACTGGTGTAGTTGATCTAGTGTCTGCTGTGACATTCCCTGTTGTTCTAGTCTCTGCAATAACCAGTTTAGTGCTTCATACGGGACTCTTATTCTTTGCGTCTTTACACCATCTCCCTTTGCGTTTGGCACCTCTGCATAGAAATCACAAGAAACCAGATACCCTCCTGTTGGTATAAACCCGGCATTTGCCTGCTGTACTTCAAGCTGTTGCTGGGCCATTATCTGTTCATGCGCTTTTATCCTCTGCATATACATTTGCTGTATCTGCGGATTAAGCGTCTTAAACTCTGCCTGCCTCATTCTGTGAGCCAGTTTACGTATCATATAATCATGTGTCTCATATTTCTCGACAGGAATAAACTCGCCCCTCTCCATAGCAAGCATAACATTTTTTGCATTATCATAATCAAGGGTAAGGTCGGTTAGGATCTCCTCCTTGTTTACAAACGGCATATTCCTGATTACCTGGCCAAGGTCTTCTGGTTTCATCTGCGCTGAAGAATACTGTAATATATGGTTAAGTGTTAACTGTTTCCCCATTACAGTTTCTACGTCTTCAGATCGTGCCTCAACCTTTATCTGGTAATTAAGCTTTTCTGTTGATTTAAACTCTTCTATATTTATAGCTTCGCTTCTGCCTATAGCCGGTATTACCATCTGTTCAGGGGCATAGAACTTGTACAGCTCAAGTGAAAGGAAGCATATGTCCTTCAGAAATCTTTCAAACTTCTCGGCATAATATGAAAATGCCCGCTTCTCACGCATTGACCTGTACAGCATCGCCATCACTTCAAGCTTACCGCCCTCAGTCTTATCTGCCATATGCTCCTGTACACCTGAAACCTTGTACATCTCATCAATCTGACTATTCATGTAATCGAGGTACTGCGCTCCATTCCTACCACTTAATATTTCAGGGGGACGCCCGGTATACTGTATTCCGCGTATACCGGGAAGCATATCGCCTTTAGCTATTTTTGTTCCAGATTGTATCAATAACTTGTCGTCGCCAACTGTCGTTAAGTGTTCGGCCATTTTACTAGCTGATCTATTTACTTCAGCCTGATATGGTCTCAATACCTTTATAATGCTTTGTGATCTAGGACTTGTTGGAATTCTATCGAATCCGGCATGTAGTATTGGAAAAAATCCACCAGGTAATTTACCCTCAACAAGTATCCCTTTTGTCGTAGTAACATAATAATACCCGTCTGGGTATGTCACACATGGTCTAAAATAAAACTCTCTTATGTTGATTTTCTTATGTTTCTCGTCATACTCTGGAGCATCAGACCCGAATACAACATATGTATCCTTGTATGAATCGTTTATGAACTGACGCTTCTCTTCAGTATCGCCAAAACGTTTTATAGCTTCTTTCTTGTCCAACATCTTTCTGCAACATAACCAGCGCGCATCGCTAAATTCTGTAGCAGAAGGATCTCTTAGTAAGTTAAATCCATATATTGGTTCGAAATCAAGATCACCTGTTTGTAATTCTATACGTTGAAGCACTTCGCCGCTAGACTCGTCTATAATCTCTTCAATTGGTATTTTCTCACCCTTGTTTGGGTCCCATTTTACCTTTACAAAAGCTTCACCTATTTCTATGAAATCAGACGCTAACCTTGCTATTTTCTCTGATAAGTTATGGTTATCCTTTATATATTCCCATACTGCCTGATTAAGCTCAGCAGCCTTTTGATCCTGAAGTTCATTCTCGTTGTTTGGGAAAATAGCAACCATCGGAGCCTGACTTAATAGATTGTTCAGGTATATCTTTGTTATCTTTGCTATATGGTTTTTTGTTAGTCTTAGTTTTCGTTCATATGGTATTTTGCTGCTTAACCTTATTCTTTTGAGGTCCCTGGATGTACCACTTGCGTGCTGATTGCCTGTAACCAGTAAAACATTAGACCTCTGCTCCGCAAATAGCTTTTTATCAGCGGAACTCGCCTCATTATACAGACTGTTTAAATCACCTATTTTAAGATTCGGCATGTTCTAGCTCTCCCCGTGACACAAGCTCTTCATATTTCTCTGGGTCCGTTAACAACATTTCCTCCAGATTTTCCTGTGACTCGTTAATGTCATCCTTTCTGTCAGAAATATCATTTATCACATCCATGTCAGTTGCACATATATTTGGCAACGTCTCTTCATACTGCACAAATCCTGCGAATTTTAAGCTTAATCTGCCATATTTAAACTCTAAAACACCAGATTTACCACATGCATCTATTATAGCACAAATATCCTTTGATGTCAAATTAGTAGTACTCATTATGATATTCCTCCCACTCAAACGCCTCAGGTGCCCATAGGCTTAACAATTCTTTTAGCTCCTCAGGCGGTTCCTGCCCAAGCCCACACTTCTGTTTAAAGATAAATTCTTCTCTCTCATTACGTATTGGCTTATTCTCTTTCTGCTTCTCAAGCTTCCCAGTGTCAACACAACTAAAATCCCATGGAACAGCGCACACACAATATCTTAAAGCATCGCATAGATCATCATGGGCAACCTTTTTGGGTGTTTCTTTTCGTAGCCCAACAAGCTCAGCAACTAACTTCCTTGACTCCTCGTCACTATCATATATGTGTAACATGTTGTTTTGGAACAGGGAATTAACTATATGCTCGCCTATTTCGTGGTTTTTCTCTGCAGGTAAAAATGTTTCGCCTAACCTTGAAGAAATAACTTCGAAATCTTTTGAGGCAAAGTCGTATATCTGTTGATGTACAACCAGATCGCCCCTCATTTCCCTATATTTTAACAGTATATCTGCAGCAGTTGTCTGTATAGCGTCACCTCTCCAGCATTTGAACATACGTCCTTTTTGAAAATCGGGAGATACAGCAACAAAAACTATTGCCGCAGGATGTCCATTCTTACCACCAGACCCTATATCAACGGCAGAGTATATTAACCAGTTTCCCGGCAGCTTATGGTCCTCTTTTACATTCTTGCTTCTATCAAATGCCGAGTATATCAGACCACCCTCAAGTACAAACTTTCCCATTATCCTGCGGTCTACCTCGTTTTGCGTACCGCATCTGGCTATTTCCTCTTTTATCCTCTCATCTGTCCATGGAGAATCCGACTCATCATCATACTTTTGGCAATCAAATAATGATACTTGCTTTTTAAATGCACTAGTGAAATACTCAAGCTTACCGCGCTCCTCAATAGTTCTTCGCCACATTTCCTGTCCCAATGTGGCAGTAAAGACTTGATGGTAATACCCCCTTGTTGATCGAAGCCTTGCCTGTAATTCTCCCCATAAATTCTCTGGAAGCTCCTCATCGCAAAATATAGAATAAACTGTTCCCGCCTGTAAGTCCGCTTCGTTCTGAGAATATGAATTAAAATATATGGTTACGCCAGAATTAAAATTTATAGCATATATATCTTTTTGGCGTATGTCTGCTTTCCACCCATACTTATCATCATTCTCATAACCGTTTCTTGGGAGTATTTCTTTTACCCATTTCTCTTTGTATTCCTTTGACGCAAGTTTTAACGATGGGTAGAAATACCAAAACTGCGTAGGCTTGCTGTGCCATAACTTCGGCCACAGGCTTGTTTCTGTAGCCCAATGTATAGCCTTGCATATTTGTATTGTGCTATTATGTGTAACTATATACTCTTTACCAACCAAGTATGAATGGTCCTCGTTGTCTACTGCAATGCAACGCATTGGCACCTTACCACCATTGCTTTTCTCAATCTTTTCTATGATTCTCTCGTGCCTATACCTTATGTTTTTTCTCCATTTATCTGACTTGCGTTTTAGTTTAAATGGATTTACTTGCATCTTAAACCGTATACTATATGCTTTTTTGCCAGATATCTTTTTTCCATCACTGTTGTAGTAAAAAGGGTTCTTTTCGCTTACACTGTTTACAATTCCACCAAGCGAATTTATTAGCTCGACAAAATTATCTTTTAGTTTTTCAGACACTGTACAGTATTCTAATGTGTTTTTGCCATAGATAGATCCATCTGTGTCCATTAACCCGCGCAGCAAAGCAAATCGCTGCTCTTTAGACGCCAATAAATAAATATCTGGGATAAACTTGGTGTCCGACCTAGACCCTAATAGACCCAATCTTTTTATTGAGCTTCTTATACCTTTAACTCCACCCAGGTATTTATTACCTTTCTTTCTCCAGCTAAACTGCTCTATACTGTCTCGTATCTCTTCATCTCCGGTACAAAATGTTACTGAGCTTGTTATACTTCCATCTCCGATTAATAAACCTAGTAAATATGGGTCGACGACGAGCTGTTTCACCGGATACTCTACTGGCTCACATACAGGGATACTACACTTGGTATAATTGCTTTTTGGTAAAGGACTGTATTGGCCAGCAGATATTATTTCTTTTGTTGTTCTAACTACCCACTGATTATATGTTGGATTAGGGTACTTCTCGCCTTTATGTTTATCCCTGTCTCTATTTTTTGTATATGTTTTTCTGAAACGTTCTTTTGATGTTTTGCATATCCATTGATGATCCAGACATGCACTAACACTACTACCATCATCAAATGTTATTATATACTCATCTACATCTTCTATCTTTGACAATGCTGTAACGGTTGCTTCTTTTCCGTTTCTACCATACACAGTATCCCCAACAACTAAATCACCATTCTTCTTCCATCCTGTAGGGGTAGGCAGCTCTGCAAACAATCGGATCTGCTTACCAATCTGGTTAGCAGCACATACAAAATTATCTCTGTTGGTTGACTCAAAAAACTCTTTTTGCCAGGGATACCATTTCCATCCAAACAGATGAGGTAGTCCCTCTCTAATCTCTATCTCTTGTTCAAGCTGTACCAACTGTTCGTTGCTGAGATTGCTCAAGCTTCCCGAGCTTTTCTCTGATTCTTTCGATAGTTTCTTCTCTTGTTTCTGACCCATCTGCTCTCTCTTCTATACTAACCTTTAAATGCTTTGACTCTGTGCGCTGTGTAGCCATACCCTTAACCCTATTCTCAATCATCTGTATAGCTTTCAATACAACATTCGCCTTGCTTGGATCTAGCGTCCCATTAGCCTTTGTTATATCAGATTCCAGTATCTCATCAAGTCGCTCCATGCTCCTTTCATATAGCAAGCTCATCATTAGCTCGTCGTCCATGTCTCTCTTTATTAGCCATGCTACTTTTCTGGAATTATTTCTTAACGCTTTCGTATATGAAAAACAACAGACGCCCCTACACGTATCTCTCAGGTTAACTGTTTCGCCAAGCATTGCCGATCTGTTGTATTCTCTCCAAAATGATTTTCGAAAAGCCCTATCTGTCTTTGACAATCTTAATCCTTGTTCAAGCTCTTCTTTGGACATCTCCAAGAATTGTCTTGGAAGCGCACGTATGGCATTAGATAAAGAAAGAGGGACCATATTAACTATGGCTAGTGGGTCAGATGGATTATATAAGAACTTATAATCCTCTTCTTTTACTTGTATTAAACTCTTGCTTTTGCTAATTTCCATATCGCATCCTAAGGTTTGCCCTCCGTTTATTTATCCAGGCCAGAGGGCGGGTCCTGGAGTCCGACTATAGATAATATACCATATTTATTCTGCTTTGTCAAGTTTCTTGTTGTTTTTTTTCACTTTTTTCTTCTTTTCCTTCTTCTTCTGGTTATCTTCAAATATCTTCTTCAAATACTTGGCAACCATCTTTGAACAATTGTCAGCATATAATTCGTCTACCTCATTTGCAACTATTCTCTGTATGCCTGTTTCATATGATACTGCGTGAAAACATTCATGAAAAAATGTAGATATAAGGTTTTCAAAGTCTAAACCCTTTTTTAGCTCTATGGTTTTTTCGAGTGCATGAAACACACCATAGCAATCATCTCCATCATATGTTGGATTGTCAGTCATAATAACTTTATATTTCTCGCCAAAAATGTTTATACTTCTTGGTATCATCAACTATCCTCCAAACCATTTACGAAGATATTTAGAATAGAATTTGTTGTTGTCACAATGCATAACCTCGATGTCCCAACTGTCGTCATCTCCTACCAATAGCCCAAAGCTCTGGCACCATCGTAATGCTTCTGAAAATTTACAAACTTCATCTATAACGGCTTTATCCGCAAGATGACCAAAGGAATACCATCGCATGTTTTTGTTATATCCCCTCTTGTAAGACATGTCTGTCCTATGAGCATGTCCAGATGCACCATTTATTAACTCTTTATCTAGCTCCGACCTTGACGGGTACTTACCAAATGCAGTACCATGCTTAACAATAAAATTGTTATTAACATTGTATACATAATTTCTTACCTCAACATTATATTTATCAAATGATAGAAAATTACCAAGCTGTAGCTCAGGTAGTCCAGATAGAGCATTTGCCTCACGTGATAAATATTTTTCCAAACGTACTTCATGATTCCCCTTAATGAATATAATCCGTGCTTTTCCAGCAGCCTTCCTGATATTCTTAAGAACTTCGACAGCAACCTTGCGTTCGTCCTGAAGACCGTCAACAATACGGTTATTAGATTTATCAAATTTACTAATCGAATAAAAATCGATAAAATCTCCACCAAGTATCACCTCGTCACCCTTATTTAATTTTAATGCCTTAATGAACTTAAGAATAGAACCTACCAGTCCATTGTCCTGAAAGGGACAGTGTAGGTCAAATAATAGAACTGATTTCTTCAAATTAACTCCTGTTAATTCTCCACGTCACATATAATAGCTGATTTGCCTTGAAGCACATAGGATGAGTTAAATATCAGCTTTTTGCGTAATTCATCTACCTCCTTTCCTGTTAATCCGTCAATAACCTTATTCCACTCTTCCATCCTGTCTATATCATTAATTATAGAGTAAATACAATGACGTAGCATACCCTTGTAGTCCTCCTCCATTAATAGACCAACATAGTTAACTACTGCTGCCCTACCATCTACAGAGCCATCTTTTAAAAAATTTGATAGCATTTACTACTCCACCGCCTACCATTATAAACATAACTATATATAAAAACAGAACAAAAAACTGTATGATGCACCCTATCACACTATTATTATACCATATAAAAATGGGCGAGTCAAATCCCGCCCATTTCAGCATATAAGGAGTGTCCTGTGTGTAGAGCACCCAACTAGAACTCTAGTACCTCAATCGCCTTCCTTGCTCCCTCTCTCACGTCAACTATTTTATAATTGCACATTGTTATAAGCACGTGTTTTACGAAAGCTCCACGATGATAACATCTGTCGTAAGCCTTTGCGAGAAGTGCTAGATATCCAGAACTAATTAACTTCTCTACCCTATCTTTATCTGTTAACTGTTTAACTGTATTGTTTTTTTCTTCTTTTATGACCATAAATCATATATCCCAAAACTCTTAAGAGTCTCTCTCTTTTCATCCAAGTTAAGTATTATCTTACACTTTTCATCATATTTATAATCAAGCCAACTTGCTACAACACCTCTCGGGTTATCGAACACGAACTCTACGTCATCCGAATACATATACCCTTCATACCTTCTCGGATTAACTTTTTTGAGTTTCATAACTATTCCAGTTGGCCTGTGTACGAAATGCTTTGTCCTTCTAAACATATTTTCCTCCATATTTTTTACAATATCCAGTCCACCTTGCGAGCAAACAAACTATCCTACTTTTTATATGTCCACGATACATAAACCGGCAGGAGCTACAGGGGGAACAAGGTCGAAAAAACTTACTATTTCCACCATATCTGATTCATTGCCAGCATCGTCCATCGCTGTTAGCCCAATTCTATAGTTGCCTTCATCAGCAAACGTGAAGTCGCCTGGAAGGCCATACTCTGTTTCCGGCATATCTATGTCAGCATGCGGACTATTATAGTCAAGGTCACCTGATTCCGGAACAATGTACAATCTGTGTTTTACCACACTCTGATCTGTTGGCGTATCCCACCGGACTGCCTTTTTCTGAATTCTTGCCATTCTTAATCCTCCTGGTAATCTGTCATCTTTATGTATATTAGCATTTTATTATGGATTTGTCAAGGGAAATATAACGTGTTTGTCTATTTGTTAGTCAAGCGCAGTATTTTTCCAAGCATTATAATGTTTTATAACAGGACTATTCTCGATGCCTGTGCCCTTTTCAGAACTCCTCTGTTTTGACTTTTTAGCTAACTTCTCTAGATCAGCCTTCCATGTCGCCGTGTCTCTGTGTTGAGTTAACCATGTGTTAACTATGCACCACAGGCAACCGCCGATAAGCATAGATACGAAGTATTTACTAACTTCTATTAATTGTTCCATATATAACCTCCATAGTCGTTTATATATATCTTTGCCTGTTCGTTAACACTGTTATCTCACAGTTATTTCCAGTCAACCAGCATACCCTTATCCACTCGTTCTCACTCACAAGTAATAAACAAGTTATTACTTCCTCTGTTCACTTCGTTCACTGCACTCGCATATCGCCACGTATGCTCGCGTAAGGATTTTGGTTTCCTTTGTATACGTACAATACTTCGTATTGTACACTATTTTCGAAACTTTGTCAAGGGAAATTTTTGACATTTGCACAACATTTAATCAGGGATAACCTATTGAAAATACTAGAGCGCACTTTATAACATATTGATATAATAAGTATAATCGCTGCACATTTCTTAAGCATGGGCACTTCCCCAAATGCAAATAGTAGTGTTATAGCGTAATTATGCTTACGTATTTTAAGCTGTCCCGTCTGAGTGTAGAGGTAAAAAACAGTTCTTTCTTGTCTGTGTTTAGTGGACCTTTTGTCTGTGTTTAGATGACCTTTTTGTTTTTCCTTGTCTGTGTTTAGTGGACCTT